CGTTATTTTCACTCATTTTTCACACTTTCCTTTCCAGGAAAAGCCGTGTATTTATTGACTTCTTTCAATATCTATTTTACTTAAACGGTAGGACACCCGAATGTTTGAGTAAAAAAGGTCGGGCGACGTCCTAGCTTCTTTTCAAGTTCCTTCACGTACACCCGGCATTTTGCCATAAAATAATACTGTCTTTCTGGCTCATGTTCTGGCGGCGCGACCGTCAGATCTATTTTATCTAAGTCAATATTTTTCACTTTTCCTTTTACCTTTCGATTTATAATTCTTTTCCGGTTTCGTTGTCGATGAACGAAATCTTAATACTACAATTCAAGATTTCGGCGATCGAACGAAGTTCAGATTCTTTAAAATCGCCCCTTTTCATTTTGTTCGAAAAGTTCTGGCGTGTCTGATCTGTACCTTCGGCAATGTCGCCCATGTTCAAATTGCGGCGTCCGGCGATCATTCGGATCTTTTCAACTGTTTCCAAGTTCATTTGTTCCATTCAATCACTTCCTTTCTTTGTTTTCTTATTTTACTTTTTACACTTTAAAATGTCAATAGTAAAATAATACTTTATTTTTCAATCGTTTCCTTTACATTTTTGCTTGACATATTACACTTTAAAGTGTATAATGTAATTACAAGGTAAGGAAAACAAGAAAGCGAGGAAATGAAAAATGTTAGATAAAAACGGTGTAGAAATTAAAACGGGCGATGTAGTAAAAATAGAAGGTGCTTACTTCAAAAACGACAATGGTTTCTGGTATGTAGAAAATTCAGATGGTGATCCGAACTGGTGCGGCAAGGATCACAGCCTTCGCAAAATCTCAAAGACTGGAAAGATCAGCACAGCTTCAAGAAATATTTGCTTCTGGCCTATCATGGTTTGTACGAATAGCTGGGTGAAAAGAATTGAAGCCAAAACATGGAACGAAGAACACGCAACGATCGAAGTTGTTTCCGGAATCAATAGAACAGAAATCGGAAAGCATTTCGAAGAACTAGCCGGAAACATGGATCCGGAAATCGAACGTCTTGAATGGAATTTTGGGAAAGAAAGTAAATGTGTTACGGATCAGGTGAACATTCAGAATCATTATAGAGAAGTAGCAAAAACATTTTAACAGCATAAATCACAAGGGCCGCCGCCCTGGCGGCCGGAAAGGAATTAAAATGACAAAGGAATTTGAAGAAGCATTGAAACAAGCCTTTCAGAAGGCAAGCGCCGCACAAGATAAGGCGCTGGAAGCTACCGCCGCCGGCGATCAGGAATCATCGAAACACTGGTGTTCGGAATACGGTCGTTATTGCGAATTATTCGGTCGGGTGTTAGGAATCAGCGAAGAAAAGTTCAATGAACTTGTGAACGCTTTCAGAGAAAATCAGAATAAATCAGAGTAAATCAGAGTTCGTCAGAGAAAATCAGAATAAATCAGTGTAAAAAAATAAACCCACACAAGGCCGTATTTTCGTTTTAACGGTTTTGTGTGGGTATTTCTTCGCCTTTCGTCTTTAAATGCGAATATGGGGCAAATCTGGACGCGTGGAAGGCATTTAAAAGCCGTGATATATCTGTAAATCAAAAGGAAGTTTTGTTCCCCCTTAAACCCCTTCCCTTGCGCCATTGTATCACACCATCGAAAATCTGTAAAGTGTAAATGTAAATTTATATTTTACTTTCTACATTTCACAATGTATTTTTATAATAATGTGTTGACAATTTTCTGAATTGCCGCGTAGTCATAACCGGCGGAGGAAAGTCTGTTCTTTCTGTCCTGACCGTTCCCCCATTTGCCGGCGATGATTTCACGGGCGATTTCTTCGTTCGATTTCAGGTTTGAAGCCTGGGATCCGGAAAGAATCTGGTTGACCTTCTCCTGAATACTTGAATAGTCATATCCGGCGGCGGTCAGATTTGCCTTTCTGGCTTCACCATTGCCCCATTTGCCGGCGATAACCTCACGGGCGATAACTTCTTCGCCTTTCTTCGGTTCTGCCGCTTCTGTGGCGTCGTAGGCTGTCAGATTGTACGTTCTAATGCAATTCATAATAGTATTGACATAGGTTGAACTTGTAGCGTAGCCGTCGGCTTTGATATTCTGGACGTACTGTTCCGGATCTGTGACACCCTTCAAATTTGCGTATCTGCTATAACTGATAAAATCGAAATAGCCTTTGACGCCTTCGTCCAGTGATCCAAACGCGCGGAAGTTGTCGCTGATCTGTGTCAGGACGCCAGGTTTATATTCTTCCTGGGTGTTCATGTTCACACTAGCACCCTTCCAGGAACTTCCACATTTCAGCCCGAAATAATTGTGATACTTTGCGGAAAGCTGTGATTTTCCCCAGCCTGATTCGATAATCGCCTGGGCGATGATAGGGGAAGCAACCTTGATCTGATAATTTCCCATGTGCTTTTTTACCGCGTTCGCGATACTTTCAATAAAATTCTTCTGTTCTGTTGTCATAATAAACCTTCTTTCAAACTATAAAACAATTGGGCCACCGCATAAGCGGCCGCCCGTGTTCTATTCCTCTATGCAAATAAAGACTTTAATTTTTTACGGCTTCCGGATCCGCATTTCCCGTCCGGCTTGTTGTTTGTGCCGGTGGAAGGATATTTCGTTTGAAATGCCTTGAATGCGGCTTCTGTTTTGCTTCCCCAGTCGCCATCGACGCCAAGTCTTGAAACGCCGGCGATGATTCCCTTGTCGATCAAGGTGTTAAGGTGCCACTGTAACCAGGAAACGCCGCTTCCCTTGCTCCCCTTCTTCAATGTGGCGGAAGGTTCCTTGTAAGGGCAAGCGCCGCCGGATCCGCCAGAATTAGCGGAAGAAGAACCGTTTTTATATTTCTTTCCGGCCGTTCCGTTAATAATGACATGGTGGCCGGCGCGGTTTGGAATCCAGCCAGGCCCCCACAAATCACTTGAAGTCAGATATTTCGATTCTTTGTGTTCTTTCCAGCCAGCCGCAACCAGGCGCGCGCCGATCGTGTTTGTGGTAGGGCAATTCGAAGAACCGTTCATCATGTTCGCGTCGGTGGATCCGCCACCGGCCACAACACAAACGGCCGTCGAAGAAGAACAATCCGCTTCGCATGGTGTTTTTATTGCCGCAAGGTTCCAGTTCTGTTTCTTTGCTTCGGTTCGAAGCGTGTTTCGCTGTCCCTGGTCGTAACCGATCGCGTTGTTATTCGCGCCGGCTTTTGCCTGGGCGGCCACATTGTTTCCGATTGCTGGTGTCGGTGGCTCATATACCGCCGTCCAGCCTGGGAAGTAGTCGGCTCTTGCGTACCATTCCGTTCCGGTCTGATCTCCGGCTTTTCCGCCAGAATATCGTCCGTTTTCATCGTGTCCGCATGAATAGATTACTGTACTCATTTTTGAATATCTCCTTTCTAACTTTCAAAAAGAAAGGCCAGCAACGCGCCGCAAAGGAAAGCGACGATCGTTACGGGCCAAGCGATGGAAAACAAAAATAATAGGATTGCAAAAACAATCAGGTGTTTATTCGTGAATGTCAATTCGACCGCGTGGATCCGAAGAATGACAATCAGCCCCGTAAGAAAGCAAAGGGCCGCCACGATAAAATAAAAGATCTTCAACTAGGCGGATCGTTCCGCCTTGTTTATTTTACAAGCTGATTCGATCTTCGACACGATCCACGCTTCGGCGTCGTTGAATTCTTTGTCCAGGAATTTAAGCATTCGCTCATTCATCATTGATAAGGATTTCTTTAATGATTTTTCAAGCGCTTCCTTCTGGTGGTATTCGTCGAACTTTCCGTCGGCGCGAAGCTGATCGGCGAACGTCTGGTTCGTTTCGTCCACGGCGTCAAGTACAATGTCGATTGCTTCTTCGATCTGGCTTCCTTTTACTTTTTCGCGAACGAATGCGATCGCCGCGGTTGTCACTACTGGAATGACAACGACAAGAACGCCGTTGATAATGGTTTCTAAAATTGGTTGTAAGTCCATAAATCTGTACTCCCTTCTAATAATTTGATTGAATTTCTTCGTTCATGCTACTTTCAAACTGTTCTTTCGCTGGTTCCGAATCAAGTCCGGCCTTCTCGTATGCTTTGCGAAGTTTGATCGCGTTTTCGGCTTTTGCCTTGTTGTAGTAAAAAGCCCTGGCGATAGCATATCCGCCCCAGGAAACCGGAATCAGATAACTAAACAGTGTCACGTCAAGGCCTTTCCAGGCGAAGAATACACCGATCGCCGTAATAACCCAGCATTCAGTTTTTGCTTCATTCATGATCTGCTTTGAAAATTCTGGTTTTCTTTTTCTTCTACTTCTCTGTTTCATGTTGCCGCCTTCCTACATTCCAGCGCCCATTTTCACAAATGCAAATAACAACCCGACAAGCGCCGAAATTAAAGCGGCGGCGATTGCGCGTGTAAGCCATTTGTTACTATCTTCAAGCCCTGAAATTCGTTTCTGATATTCGTCAAGATCCCCCTTGATTTCGATGATTTCTCTTTCGTTTTCGTATGTTCTGGCTTTCATCTGTCTATATCCGTCAAGTTTCACTTCAATAGTTTTCAGACGATCAAGAACTTCGCGTTCGAATGGTACTTCTGGCATAATTGGAACCCCCTTTCCTGAAAATTAGACAATTAAAAAAGCCGGGTTTCCCTGGCTAATTGTTAAAATATTCGGAAAGAAAATTCGTCAATGATCTTTCTTAACAGATTTCCGGCCGTGAAGTGCTGGATCAGGCCGAAATAACTTTGCATTGTATTATTTACCTTTTCGAAGGTAATCTGACCGGCTTCAAAAAGTTTCTGAATGAACTTGATTCTTTTGAACATTCTTTTCCTGGTGCTTCTACGCATTCGGATTTTCTTCGCCGTGATCTGCGCGCCGACGAATGTAACCGGAAGGAACGCCGGGCGAATGCAAGTCTTGTTATTCAGTTCCAGGTGAAGGACTTCATCAAGGAACCGTTCGATCTCTGATAAGATCTGTTTTAATTCTTCTTTATCCGGCCACAAGATAACAATGTCGTCCATGTACCGGATATAATATTTAATCTTTAAATCATGCTTACAATACTGATCCAGTTCGTTCAAGTAGATATTCGCGAACATTTGACTTGTCAGGTTCCCGATCGGCATTCCGCGATTATATAGCCAGTCTTCAGATTTGCATAATTCCGGTTGTACGCCGGCCGGCAATCCGAAGGCGGTTTCTTCGCAATTTATCAATTTATTCAAATCTTGAAGAATCAGTTCGTCCTTGATATGTTTCGAAAGAATATTCATCAGGACGTCGTGATCGACGCGATAAAAATATTTTGCAATGTCTAGTTTTAAGACATACCATTTTTTCGGGCTTCTGTTCGCCTTTCTGATCCATGTTTGAAGCTGGGCGCGCGCTTTTGTCGTTCCCTTATCATCACGACAACCGTAACTATGCGTTATAAACTGTCTATCGAATAAAGGATTTAACTTTTGATAATACGCCCATTGAACTAACCGATCGCGATATTGAAGGGCCATAATAACCCGTGGTTTCGGTTCGTAGATCTGTTTTCTTCTGTATCTTCCCACGTGATAAGACGAAACAAGCGGTTTGTCCGGATCGCCGTCTTCGTGAAAATAAGTAAGTTGATTCAGTAAATCAATGATCCCTTCTTCCCTATGTGCCGAAAATTTCAAGTTTTCATCGCGGTAATGTTTGCCTTTCGAAGCGTTCTTGTCTGCTTCCAGAAGGTTTTCAAAGTCCACAATGTCGGCGTGTGATATGTCAAAGGTTTTCATTGTGTAATTCCTTTCTTTTGGAATTATGCGCCTGGGCTTTCGGCCGTTGGCGCGGCGCTATCCGTTACACCCTTCAAATTTTACTAACTGCATTGATAGCGACGTTAATTCTTCCGGAAATGTCACCGGAACGGAAATAGATCCCTTTCCCTTTCTTGCGCTGTGAAAAGTCCTTAGACTTTCCCGTCTGGCTCAAAGGGTAAGCGGAAAAGAAGCCGATGTTCGTGTTCACGTTGGAACGCGGATTGTTCAAGTTCAACGCGGAAGGCCCAGCGTTCGAAGTGTTGTTGTAACTGCCACCCACGATCGGCAAGCGTTAATGACCTATTCCCACCGGATTTTACTTTCCGGTTGCGCTGGTTTCTTTCTGTGATTTGATCCAGCCGCCGAGTAGCCTTCCGATCTCACACAATTTTTCAGAAACCAATTTGTAACGCTTTTCATCAATAAATTTCATGTCATACGACAAATCATTGAACAGCCGCAACAATTCAAGCTGGACGTCCGCGTCTTGAAGCGTTGTCTTCTTGAAATATTTCTTTTGCGCCGTAATGATGTAACCCAGGAACGCGAACAGACACTTTTTGTAATCTGCGACAAATCCTAGCTTTTCACTTCGCGGATATTTTACGAATGAAGTATATAAATACTGCATAAGATCTTTCGTTTTCTGTAAAATAATCAGTCCGTTTCTTTGATCCCTTCCTTCGTCGGTTTCTGGATCGCCTTTCGGTTTCTGATAATATCGTTGTGTCCCCATGTATAACTTCCCTTCGCTGTCGTTGTTGTAAAAATATAGGGGCTACTATCGTAGCCCCAAACAGAACACTGTTTTCAGATTTCAGATTACAATTCCATGAAAGCGGAAAAGAAGCCGACGTACGCGCCCACGTAGGAACGCGGATCGCTCAAGCCCAACGCGGAAGGCCCAGCGTTCGAAGCGCCGTTGCAACTGCCACCCACGAACGGCAAGCGTTCACCGTCGGTATTCAAGTAAACGGTTCCCTGGTAAGTTGTGATGTCCGAACATGGTAACAAATGAAGTTCTTTCAAGATCTCCGGCATTGTTACGCCAGAAGCGGCCGCAACGTCTTTGAATGCTTTTGAAGTTGAAGTCGCGGCGACACGATCAGTTCCAATAGTTCCGGTTGAAGTGAACTTCAATGTTCCAGTTGTTCCAGGTGCCACAAGCGAACCGTCTGGTTTAATCGCCTTCCAGTAAGTGGAAGCGTCAACGTGTGAAACTTGTTTCGCCGCCTGGTTGCCGACGAAGATCTGGATTTCGCCGTTTACGATACGAAGTCCGGAAGTCCATTTCCAAACATTTCCCACCCAGTCAGCGATTCCGCTTCTGGTTCCGTCGTGTGTCCATGTAGCCGGGCCGGATCCGGTCGCCGTTCTTGTGATTCTGGTTCCGCCGGCGCCGTCGCTTTCGCTTGCGGTTCCGACACCAGCTTCATAGGTGTAGGAATGACTTTTTCCAAATTGTGTGTTTCCGCGTGGGATAACACCAGACTTATAAATCAAATGGTCGATAACGGCGCGTTCTGCGATACTTGCAAGGTGCCAGCCGGCGCCCTTCGCGTTACATGCCTTGTGTGAATCGTCGTAATTGATGGACGCTCTAGGATCCATGTTAGGCCAGGAATAAGCAAGTCCGTTCACCATACAGTTAATAAACATGCTGTGATAGAATTTTGAATATTCCACGTCGTCAATTACAAAGGCGGAATGTGTCTTTTCAGATCCACCGGTGAATAACTGGGCGTTTGTTCTTTTTGCAACCGGAACCATGAAGGAAGGAAGCCCAGCGTCGTCAAGAAGAACAGTTCCGCCGCCGCCGGTGATTCCTTCGGCCGCAAATTTTAAAGCGTCAAAATTATAATTATTCATTGAATACACCTTCTTTCAGCGCGTAAAGGGTTAATGTTACATTATCCATAGAAAATGGAACCGGATCGCGTTTCAAAATTGTTTTGCTGGAATTTTCGACACTTTCGTCGTAGTCAGGGTTTTCGACCTCTGTTTCCGTGTACTGTCTGGCCGGAATAAGAATCTGGGCCACATAATAAATGCCGCCGCCGGTTTCCAACTGGCCGAAGGCGTCGGAAGTAATGTCGATGTTCACATCGTTGTCGGCCTCTTTTGCTTTCAGATTCAACATGATCTGATCGTCAAAGGAAAGCCAGGTCTTTGTTACTTCATAAGGAATCTTTGTTCCTTCGTTCGCTTCAATAACTTTCATCATCGAATACCTACCTCTCTTTTTACTTCATTCATGCGCGCGTTGATCTCTGCGGCATATTCCCGGTTTTCCTGGGAAGAATTTCTTTCAGAACCACCGCCGAAGGCTCTTAACATTTCGCTTTCCTGGTGTCTTCTTTCGTCTGATTTAATAATTACATTTGCCGCCATTAGTACAATCCCCCGATCACATGAAGTTTTACAGTTACATTTTTCGCACTACCGTAATAATTTACTTTGAAGGCATTTAACGCCTTTCCGTAGACTTCCACGCGTTCGACTGGGCCGTCTGCCGTTACGACTTCGGCTGTCACTTCGTAGTCGGTATTGTTTACCATCTGCGGAAGTGCGATCGTCTTTTCAGCGTTTGAAGCTGGGTATTTCAAAGTATTTGTAAGCGCCACGTTCAAGATCTGACCGCGTAAATTATCAACGGTGTCCTGGACGTATCGAAGATTTGTTCCCAAAAGTCCGACGATCAGCGCATTTTCTACAAGTCCGAAATCCATGTTTCCGAAATTTGTGGAACTCTGTTGTGTTCCTCTCTGAATTACTTCGCCAGGATCAGGCGCCCATTCTTTCACGCCGTTTCCTAAATCCGTAACAGCTACCCTTCTAGGGTGTTCGACAATTCTATCTTGCCATAATACTGGAATATACATTTGCTTTCACTCCCTTCTAACTTTTGCCCGAAGACTGAACAAGTTTCAAGGTGTATCTGTAAAGAACGCCTTCTTCGAATTCCTCTTTGTTCAGGCTTTCGTTTCCGCCGGCCCACAAGAACCCGTTTCTATGATAGAATCTGATTCCTGAAATCTGATCCGGTGCGTCATGGTCGAACAAAACATAAATAGCGATTCGACCGTCTGTCAGTGTTTCCACCTTGTAAATTGGAATTTTTGTCCAGGTGTTCCCGGATTTGTATTCCGCATGTGAAATAGATTTCTTCATGTATTCCTTCAAGTCTTCCAGTGCTTCGGAAGTCATGGGAATATAGCTTGCTTCTGTCATGCTTCGAACTCCTTTCATTCTTCCGCGGCGTATTTGTCCGCGTCAGTGTTGTAATATAAGTTAAAGCCGTCACTTTCAGGTGTTGCAGAAACGCCGCTTTCCGCCGTGGATAGCCCCGTCGAAATATCCGGATATGTGCCGGATTCCAATTCGCTGTCCGATGGATAGACGATTTCGTCTGATCCAGAAACGCCTTCAAGGTCAACTTGAACCTCGTTTAATTGTGCGCCGATTGAAACGTCTGGCGCGGTTCCTGATTCCGTTTCGCTGTCCGATGGATAAATTATCGTGTTAGCGTCTGAAACGGTCTGAATGCCGATCTGGCTGTCTTCCAGGGCGGCCCTGACGGAAATGTCCGGCGTGGTTCCTGATTCCGTGTAAATCGTGCTTGCGGCTTCGCTCTGGCCTTCCAGGGTGATTTCTATTTCCTGGCCTTCCATTCCGACCGAAATTTCCGGGTACGTTCCACACTCCATATCGCCGCAAAATGTATAAACGAATTTCGCGTATTCAGATTTCGAATTTATGGTTAATGTGATCCCGTTCTGAAATACCATGTAATCGAATCGGGATCTTGCATTTTTTACTTTGTTTAGATAGCGCAAGAATTCTTTTATTGAAGTTTGCGTTACCTCTGTACCTACTGCGATTCGAAAATGAAATGCTTCGCCGGCGTATGTGTACCATTCTTCGACGGAAGTGTTTTCATTCCCGAATACAATATCAATCATTTCTTCCATTGCCTGGCGTGTTCCTAATTTCATATACCAGTAAATCGAATTCAGGATCAATTTTCTTTTTACATCAGGCGTCAGATCTGAATTGTAAAATAACACGCGGTTTTCTACCGCCAGGAAGTCCAGCTTGTCGTCGCTGACGTTATCCAGGTCGGCCCATATATGAACACGTTTTATTCTATCAATGAACTTTTTCTTTTGCTGATCGAACGCGTAACACATAGCGATTCTTTCAGGTGTTTTCATTTCAGGCGGAAGCGCGTTTTTCGTCTGAAAGTCTGAAAGTTTAATCATCTTCAACACCGCCATAAACAAATTCGATTGTTTCTTCGTTTGCGACGGAAGTTTCCGGAACCTTTGTAAATACTGGCGACGTAATAACGACGCGCTTTCCGCCAGCCGCCCGGACAAACTCTGTCAATGCGTCCGGGTTAATATCCCGGCCGATTTTTGTTCTTTGCCAGTTGATGAATGTATCTTTTGCCGCTTCAATAGACGACTGAATCGAAGCGATATTGTTCACGTCGCTTCTGGCGATGTAATACGTCGCTTTCAGGTCGTATTTAACGACGTCAGGCGCCTTCACGGTTGTTTTGTCTGTCATTGGAACAATCGGGTTTTCTTTGATGTATTCCAGGGCGCCAGAACAGAACGTTTCGGAAGGAAGTTCGCCGTTTAGTAGTAAGATTCGAATATCGACAACCGCGTCGTCTGGTTCGTAGATTTTGACGTCCTCGATTGAAGCGCTGTTGTACTGTTTCACCCAATATTCGTAAGCGTCAGAAGGGCCAGCCGTCGAATAAGAAGAAGGCGCCATGAAGATATTTTCGCGGAAACTTTCTTCCGTTTCTTCTCCGGCTCCGCCGGTTGACTTTGTGACATTGGAAACAGAAGCCACATAAGGAACCGGATCGACTATCGTTTCGATTTGACCAATTATGTAGTCATTGCCGACCGTTCCGACCGTCTGACATGTGCAATCAATATCGACGAATGAATCGCCGGCTGTGATTTCTGCGTAGTCGTCAGTTTCGAAATAAATTCCGTCGCCGGCTGTGATTCTTGTTCCCCGGGGAATATAGATCACTTCCCTTCGAACTTCTGAAAGCGTGAATCGTGCCGTAAGGATTGCGGCCTTCGGTTCCTGGATAAACGTCTTCTTGAACGCGCCCAGGTGTTTCAGGAAGTCGCCCTTTGAATATTTCAGAAGGTTCATTTTTGCCGCGTTATCCAGTTTTAAATACATTTGATAATATTGTGCGGCTTCGATCCTGATCTGAATGTGTTCTTTGTCGCCAGGACGAAGAACGATTGACTGTCCAGTCTGGTTTTCATATTCTGTTTCGTAGTCCGAAACCATTTCCGCCAGAATATCGTCGAAGGTTATGTCGTCGATAAAGGAAATGTCCGGTAAATCATAAAGTTTTTGAATTTCATTCGCCATTGTAAACTAACACCACCTTCGGGATCATATTTCCGCTTGTTCCGGATTCTGTAAATTCTATTTCTTCCACCGCGACACGTGTTTCAAATTCTTCGATTAACTCGATCGCGCTTATTGTATAAAGATTTTGCGCCTGGAAGCTGGGCGCCGATATAATATCCGGATCCAGGCCTATATCTCGATTCATCGGAATAGTGCCTTTCACGCAAGATAAAAGAAAAGAAACCTTGTCAAGAATTTCCTGACGAAGATTTCTTTCATAAGTTCCATTTATTTCAATTTGTACGCCGTCTATTACAATCATTGTCGTTTCACCGCCTTATCTGTATTCTGTCGCGGTTATGGAAATTGTGACTGACACAAGTTCGCCGCGATTCCAAACTTCATCGAAAGTCGCGTCTACGCTGTCAATCGTCCACTTTCCGCCGCCGATTTTGTGGCCGCCAATGACAAAAGGACAAACGGTTCCATTTTGACAGTATTTAATCACTTTCGTTTTCATTTTCCGTGGGCTTACGCCGTGGCCGGCCTTGATTTTCATTTCAAAAGAAGCGGTCTGATTGTTTGGCGCTTCAAATTCTCTTTGCGGTTTCTTTTTATACCGCTTGTGATCCGAATATGTGGCCGAAGCCGCCTGTTTTAAATTCCTGAATGTTCGGATCTTGTCTTCGCTTGTTTCGAAGATAATATCGCCGAAATAACCGATCATTTAATATCACCGCCAATCTTACGGGTGACTTCCATCTACTGTCAGATTTCCGCCGACATGGACGTTCCCCGTTGTTTTAATGGAACCGGCCGAAATAGAACCGGCCGACAAACTTTTTGTCGTTTTAATAGTTCCGGAAACCGTAAGATCTCCGGAAACTGTAAGATCTCCGGAACAATTCATCGCTTCAACCTTTGTAAGATCGCTTACAAGATCAAGCTGTTTTGTTTCCCGATCATAACGGATATAGCTTCCGTCGCCGAAATCCTTTCGCCAGATTCCTTTTTTACCTTCCGGCGGCCGATTGCCGTTCGTGTAAGGCGGTACAAGAATCATTCCCCTTGTTCCACCGTTTGGAAGGTGTAAGACATAGACAAGCGTGTCATTTTCTGGCGGATCCCATTCATTCGACCACAAAGGCATGAAGGGCGAAACAGAATTATCACGGTCTTTATATACGACTTGCGCCGTTCCGTCCGCGTAATTCACGGCCGCAATATATCCAACTCTTACCATATCCGACATTTTATTCGCCCCCTATCCTGGAATTGTTAATGTTGTACCCGGATAAATCCAGTGTCCATTGCTGGAAGAAGATTTTCCGTGTGATTTTGCCGCTGATTCGATAACACCCGAATTCGCGTTGTAGATCTGCATATACTTAGCGCCAGATCCTAAATTTTTTGTACTGATTTTCCATAACGTGTCGCCGCTTACGATTGTATAAGTTTTTGAAGCCGCCGAAGATTCCGCCGCTTTTTTGACTGTATCGCCCGATTGAACGGTCGCAACCGTTACGCCTTTTACTAAAATTGTAAGGTGCATATCCAAGTTGCAAGTATAGCCTGATCCGGCGTCCTTGTTATGCGTAACTGAATCAATGTAATATTTCCCGTTCAGTTTCCCGAATCCGTCCATTTGTACGCATTTACTGGATATATATTTTGTGTCGCCCTTTACTGATATACTCATAGTCTGGCATTGTCTGTTATGTTCTAACAGCTTCGCCTTCGCTTTGATTTCCGCGTCCTGAAGACTTTCGGCCGTTTCGTTTAATTTAAGGATCCGGTTTCCATTTTTCAGAAGGAATTTATAAGTAAGGGTTTGATTTTTGCTTGCGTCGGTGTAACTGATTGTTACGCCGTCATATTCTCGCGTCATGCTTCGATTAACTGAATAAGATTCTACATTTTCGCGATTTATTGTGTAGCTTGCGTCTTTCTTTTCATAGTCCGTCTGGTCGAATACAACAATTTTCTTGTTGTATAGTTTCATTGCCAGATTGTAGGATTTGCAAAGATTGAACGCGAATGTAACGTCTTCCTGATCTGATTGTTCCAATTCTTCAATCGGGTAATCTTGACCGGAAAAGAAAAGTCCTACACCGGCATTCTTCGCGATTGTTTCAAGGATTCCTTTCACGCTCGTAGATTTCCAGGTATTGTTTTTCTTTGTGACATTAAAATCTGTATTGATCGGCGTAGATATTCCGCCGATGGAAGCCTGGGAAGGCGGCCCCGAATAACTCAAATCGTCAATTAAAAAATAACCGCAATTAAATTTTCGGTTATCGCCTTCTTTTTTCCAGTTTGTTAATTTGATAATTGCTTCTACATAATCGCCCTGAATAGGGATCCAACTTCCCGACCACTTTCCGCTTCTGTTATTCAGCTTCAAAGTTACCGTGTCGGCCGTTCCGCTGGCGTTGTCTTTGTATTCAAATCCTTCGATATAGTCAGTGATGGTTTTTGTAATGTCTTTATCATTGTATTTTACAATGACGGAAGATTGTCGCGCTTTCACGTCTTATAATCTCCATTCTGGAACGTCTTCTTCGTCTTCTTCCGGTAATTCTGGAATATAAACAGAAGTTCCGGCCGAAAAGACGAATGCGTCCAGTAAATCAATATTATTTTGTAGAAGAAGGCCTATATACTTCGTATCGCCGTAAAATTGATAAGCGATAGAATCCCACATGTCCCCTTGTACGGTTGTGTAGTATCTTTTTTCGTCCATATTTCAGCCCCTTTCTACGCGAAAGAAGTTCTTCCCTTCTGTCGCTGATATTCCGCCATCATCTGATTAAATTTCGCCTGGGACATATCCAGCGCACTTTCAACGTCTTCCTTGCTGGCGTTGCCCTGGATCACCACATTCGGCGCATATACGAATTTCGAAGAATCAGCCGAAGTTTTATTTTCGGTCTGTTTGTTCACGGTATTATTGTTATTGATTGTGTTGTAAAGTTCTTTTGTTGCCGATTCGGTCGGCGCTGTTGCTGTTTGTCCGCCGATAAGCTGTTTTACTTTTCCGAACATGTCTGTCGCGCCGTCTGGCTGTTTTGAAACAACACCGGAAACAACGGTTTTCATATTCGACCATAATTCAGAAAGCGGAAGAACCGCTTCTTTTCCAGCTTCACCGCCACCAAGTAGCGACGATCCGTTTGATCCGAAGATTGTCGGGCCGGTAAGAATACCGCCGTCTTTGTACCAGTCAACGGAAAATTTCGGCATGGTTCCTTTTCCAGCTATTCCCCACGGCGCTTCGCCGCCTGAAACGTTGAAATGTGGTAATTTGATACTAGGAAATTCCAGCTTGCAACCAGAAAAGAAGCCTTTGATCGCGTTCAGGCCATTTGTTACGACCGTCTTCGCGCCTTCCAGCTTCCCAGAAATAGCGCTTTTGATTCCTTCGAATTTCTCCGAAGCCGCCGTCTTTGCCGCGTCAAGTTTTGTAGAAAAACTCTGTCGTATCTGATCCAGCTTTCCGTCTGTCAAATTGTTAAGAAATGAATATCCGGCCGTGTAATAGCCTTTCACTCCCTCGATTGAAGCCGCGGCGATTCCTTTAATTCCGCCGCCGTTTTGTTCATAGGCTGATTTGATATTCGATAACTTTTCGGCGATTGTATCTTTTGCCGCGCCCATGATTTCGCCGGCTTTGTCCCTGATATTTCCGAAGGCTTCCACCGCTTTATTTTTGATACTTGTTAATTTTCCGCCGGTTGCCGTGTCGATCGCCGAAAAGATTCCCGTCACGACGCCCTTTAAATGGTTAAGTGGTGCCATCGCCAGGGAAGAAAGCGCCTGAAAAGCGCCTGAAAAGATATTTTTCAATCCGTCAAGGGCTTTTTGCCAGTCGCCAGTGAATACACCGGTAAAAAATTGAATTATTCCAGTAAAGAAAGTTTTTACACCGTTGAAAATTCCGGAAACCGTCTGTCGGAAACTCTCGAAGACGGAAGAAATAAAGGCGAACGCAACCGGGAACCGATTCGCGAATTCCTGAATCGCGGCCGACGCTTTTTCTTTTAGGCTGTTGAATACATTGACAACCCAGTCGCCTAATTGTGAAGCCTTTTCCTTCACGGTGTCCCAGTTTTTGTATAGCAAAACGCCGATAGCAATAACCGCGGCGATAGCCAGGACAACCAGTCCGATCGGGCTAGTTAAAAATGTGAATGCGGCTCCAAGTGCTGTCGTCACCGCTGTTCCTACCGCACAAATCGCGTTCCACGCTGTCATTGCGGCTGTTTGTGCCCATGTTGCCGCGGTGCTTACGCCTTTTACAATGGCGTCTTTTGCATATAAGCCGTAAATATAGGCGGTTTCCAGCTTGTCCTTTGCCTTCAATGCAAGATTCGCAAGCATGGCCTTTTTCTGCGCGAGAAGTACAGTGACTAACGCCTTAACAGCTTTCACGCTGGCAATAGTATCTTTTGCGAATTTTATCATTTTCAACGCCGTAATCGCGCCGGAAATGCCGACAATGATCGGAATCAAAAGATTCCATTCGTCTAATTTCTGGTAAACTGTGCCAGCCGCACCTATCACTTTCATAATTGCCCCAACCACCGCCGGAAGCGCTGTTGTTGCAATGAAGGTTATTGTGGGTTTTGAATTTTCCCATGCGTCATATAGCTTGCTTTTTAAGTCGGCGGCTACTGTTATTACCTGGTCAATGGTGGGTTTGTTTTCTGAAATCTTAGCTTTGAGGTTTTCAAAAGCTGTGATTCCGTTTTGCTTTAAAAAAGAAATTTCGTTGCCAATTCGTTTGATTGAATCTTTGAACTTATCCGGTACGGAAACGCCTAATGTATCTTTTATTGATTCTTCAAAAGACTGTATAACTCCCTTTCCGGAAGCGATATTGTCAAGCGCCGCGGAAATGCAGTTCGAAAAAACAGTAAACTTATTTGTTGCCGCTTCTGCTCCCCCTTTTGCTTTTCCGGTGAACCTTTCAAGAATGGATATTCCAGAATTTAAAATTTTCACTCCGCCAGTCAATACGGGTATAAGCATATTTCCTATTTGTATTTTTAATGCTTCAAAAGCATTTTTTAATAATTGAACGTTGTTTTCGGAAGTGGCCGCCCTGGTGGCGTATTCCCCTTCCATGCTTCCGGCATATGCGGCGGAATCCGCCACTTTATCAAACTGTTCCTTTAGGTTTCCGAGATTTCCGGCAAGTACAGAAACCGTCGAAAGAGATTCTTTTCCGAAATAATTTGATATTGCCGCGGCTTGTTCTGCTTCTGGTAATTTATTGATTCCTTCCAGCATATCCACAATCATAGATTGCGAATCGCTTTGCATACGTTCAGCAACTTGTGACGATGTGAAGCCAAGTTTTTCAAGAACCTCTTGTTGTTTCTTCGTCGCGGAAGTTCCGGCCGTCATTGCGACAAACATATTTTTCAGTCCCGTTGCCGCGACGTCCGAATTTATTCCCGTTGTGGCCGCCCCCAGGGCGGCTAATTGAGATCCGCTAACTCCTGATATTTTCGCAAGCGATCCGATGTTTGTAACAATTTCGGATAATTTCATAGCGTTTTCGGAGGACGTATTTCCCAGGTAGTTAATTTGATCGCCCAAGACTTCTACTTCGTCCTGTGAAAGCCCAAGGGCCGTCCGCCAAATTGCCATCCATTCCCCGGCTTGTTCTGCCGTGCTGTCAAAGGCTATTCCCATTTTCGCCGCTGTTTCTGTGAATCTTTGCAAGTCTTCTGTCGCGATTCCAGCAGTTCCGGCCGCGGCCATAATGGACGACAGTTCACTTGTTGTCATTGGAATGTTTTTAGACATTTCTATTATGGCGTCCGACATGTCATAATACGATTGTGTCAGATTTCCATTTTCATCTTTTAGCCCATCTACCACCTTTGCAACATCAGCCATAGAAGATTCAAATTCCATCGAAGCGTTTGTGCTGTTAGAAAGAAAAGCCGCTATTCCAATTCCAGCAAGGGCGGCCGTTGCCGCCTTTGCCATTTTTTTAGCCGTATTTCCTATGGAGTCCAGTTTTTTATTTGCATTGCTCACGCTCTTGTCTAGCGAACTTTGAATTTTGCCACCGATTTCAAGAGCGAGTTCGTAGGTTGTTTTGTTTGCCAATTTCGCTCACTTCCTTTGCTATGTCGATGAATTCATCAAAGGGAAGGTCGGTAAAAAAATCTATTCCGGTATTCGTAGACATAGCCAAATAAACCGAAGTCTTCTGAATGTCGGAACCGGAATCAAATCTTATTCGTCTTTGTAGAAAAAACCCACTACGGCGTTTTTGATTTTTTCGATTTCACTTACCGGAAGATCTTCGAAGTATTCGGCCGGAAGCCCGGTCACTTTGGTAGCAACAATCTTTGCGTATGTCGTTGTTGTTTCAGGCATAACAGAAGAAACGCCGGTTTTGTTGAATGCTTTTTCAATAGCCGTCAAGTCGCGTCCTCTTAAATCTTCCAGTCCGTGAAGGTCTAATTCTTTATGAACTTCGCCTTCGAAACTGAACGGTTTTCTGTATGTGATAACCAGTTCGTCGGTTTCTTCTTTCTTTGGAAGAAGCGAAATTGTCGCTTCTTCCGTTGTTGTTGCAACTGGGATCATATCTTCCCCGATCATGTCTTCCCTTTTGATTTCAGTGTTCTTTGTGTCTTTTTCCATCGCTTATTTCCTCTCTTTCCTAAATCTGGCTTCTGATTTTCTGTAAACGGTCAACGCCGTTCAGCTTCCAGATCATGTTGAATTTATCAAGTTCAAGGACGTTTTCGCCGCCGATTGTGATCTTGATATAAGTAACTTCGCGGACAACTTTCGGTTCACCCTTTCCGCCTTTTTTCAGGCTTCCAAGTTCGAAGGATTTCACCTTTCCCCTGGTAGTAACAACAAGGCCTTCACAATCGTTTGTCTGTGTGGAAGTGTTTAACACTTGCATAGATCCGCGATATGTAATATTTCCGGTCTGTGTAACGAAATCGAAGTATTCGCGGCTGATATTCTGGAAAGTTGTTTCTGTTTCCAGTGATCCGAAAGCGCCTTCGATAGCTTCTTCGATTTCTCCGGCGATACCGGCGCCGTCGATTGTTTCTGTCATATTTTCGAAAGATGGAAGTGCAACTTCGGACGATACGCCGACATACTTTCTTCCAGCCCCGTAAGTATTAAAGTTGTTTAAAACGGTAGGAATTTTAAATCCCATTATTCAGCACCCCCTTCAAGCGCGGCCTGGGTAATTGTAGGATCAAATTCGAATACGTTTTCAATGTCTTCGGCTGGTGTATATCCGCCGATTCTTGTATGGAATTTGATGTGTCCGGCCAAAATGTTATTGATTGGATTTTCGTCGTGGTCGAAGCTGATTTCTCCGCCGGCGATGTCGTCGGAACCTTGCAATCCGTTTAACTGGATATTGAAGCCGGAAACGACTTCGTCGATCAGGCGGTAATTTGTCAGATCATCGACGTTCTGGAAGAATGTGAGTTTGAAATTATTCTCGATGTAATCGAAAATAGTAACAATATTGATCCATCGGTCAATCGGATCCGAAGTGGAAGGATAAGCCGCCGTGTTGTTTCCCCAGCACTTCCAGCCGTTCATATTGATAGCTGTCACGACGCCGCAAGCGTTACAAAAATCGTTCGCTTCGTCCATTTCCATAAACACTTCTTCGCCGGCTTTTGTATAAAGTCCGGTGATCTTAATGTCCTTGTTGGAAGGTGATTTTGAAGGAACGCCGGAATTACTAGCGGCTAAATACTGCATGTGTGCGGCCATCTGCGCACTGTAATAATATTTGTAATCTCCAACGCCAACCATAGGCCACAAAGGAATTGTGTCGCGGTCAGAATATGCGTTTCCGTCCTTATATTCCTTTACGTCTTCCATTCCTTCGGCTTTGCCTTCGGAAGTGTCAAGATCGGACACGGCTTTCGCTGTGAATAAGCTGGAAATCAGTTTTGCTTTTGCATTCAGCGCAAGATTTACGGCTGGAATATGCGACCAACCAGGCGCAAGAAGCAAGCTAGGAACAACGCCATATTTTGGATATACCTGACCGATCAGTTCCATTCCTGTTCGAATTCTTGTCTGGAGATTGTAAGAACCGATAACGTCTTCATAAGTAACGGCGTCAGGATCAATCTGAACGAATGTCGCTTTGATTTCAGTCGCGGCCTTTGCGGTGCCAGTTTTTGAGATTGCAACGGAAACAGTACCATCGGAATTAAACGAAGTTACATAGTCCGTATCAGCTACGTAAGTTGTACCGCCATCTTTTGAAGCGATAGAAAGCTGATCCAGAAGGATTCCGGTTTCGTCGATGGTAACTTTTCCACCTACGACGTTATATTCCTTTGAAAGTTCGGCTTTCACGTGTTTTGTTGGATCCAAAACGTTAATCAGGATCAGCGGCGCAACTGCGAAAACGTCAAATGTTGCGTAAATACTCTGACAAAGTGTGTATTTCTCAAAGTCTGTTGAATATCCGACTGCGGAAATTGCGGCCGGTTTGTTATAAACAACAAAAGGCTTTCCGACCGTGTTATATGGATCTTCGGCCATATTTACCGGCGCGGTACCGATAACACACTGTAAACAGCCATCAGAAGTGATCGGAACTGAAAGCGCCGTCGCCTGGTGGCTGGTTCTAATACCATGTTTGTAATTTGACATGTTTGTTACTCTCCTTCCGTGATTGTTTTAATTTCTGCGGCCGAAATTTCGCTGATCTTATCATATGCGATCGCTTCGGCCGTTCCTTCCTGGTCGATTGCTCTTTTGATTTCTACAATTTCAGCCAGTGGAACAATAAGGTTTTTAACGATAGGCTTCTTTTCTGCAACTAAAAAAAGTTTTTTAGGAAGTCCGCCTTCGTAAACGGCGCCATTTTTGACTACGCCGCGGATTGTAGGCCCTAAATACATGACCTTTCCTTCTGTTTTAGTCATATTCTGTCTCCTTAATTTGAATTGTGTTGACAGTCCACAAAGTAGACATTCCGCCGATGTACTTCGGCCAGGTGTCTTCTTCCTGGAACTTTTTTGTTAATGGAAACGTGATTCTGAAACGATCAGCAATCAGCCGCTTTTCAAGAAGCCGGTCGGCGATCATGTTCAAAACGTTCGCGACGTCGAAATGACCTTGTTTGTTCTGATTTTCGTCTTTGATTCCAACCAGAAAATAAATTGAACAGATATTCGGATCTTCTTCACCGTTTATCTGTTCTTCGTCAAGGCACACAAGGACGTAAGGAAAATGATCTTCGTCGTTTTTCCCTTTTTTCGCCGGTAAGTTCTGCGGATATACATTGAAATCGCAATATGTACCGTTATTCATGGACGTATAGCCCTTTAAAATGTCTTTCACTTCTTCAACAAGTGCTTTTTGAAGAAAAATATCTGTTTGCACTTTCTAACCTCACCCCTTCCGCAATATGTTGCTGACTTCCGCGTCGATTCTCTTTTTCAGGGTTTCGTTCGCGTCTTTGTTGATGATTTTCATAATGTCTTCATTTTTCACCATTTGCGGAACAGAAGGGCCGTAATTTTGTTTGATTGGAAGGCCGTCGCCACTAATTCGCGTGAAAACGCCCTTGTGTCCGGATTTCATAACCGCAACGAAAGACTTCGGATCGCCGTCTAACGGCTTTGCGCCGCCGGACTTTTTGACGCCAGCCTTGTAAACCTTCGGCGATCTGCTCTTTCCACGGTAACGAACCGGTGTTCCTGGATTTACTTTGAATTTTGACAGCGCGATTCCGCCGCCCTGGGAAATTGCGGCCGCTTTCAGACGTGATTTTGTCGCTTTCGTGACATTTACCGTCTTCTTTACTTCTCCGGAAGTAATGAAATAACGTGAAGAAGTTTCCTTCCCCATATTTTTCTTTACGTTCTGGATTGCCCGGTTGATTGCTCTTGAAACAACCGCCGGCGCTTCCTTTTTCATATTTCCCAGGCGTTTTTCGACGTCCTCAATTCCCGAAACCTTTACTTCTGAATAGATCAATCTTCGTTACCCGTCAAAACGATCGTGTAGCCGCCGAAATCTTCCACGACATTCGAAACGACATAATATTCGCCGTCGAATTTCATGTGTTGACCGGCCACCGGTTCGAAATAAAGGTCTTTTTTCTGAACGAAGAACATTTTATCGTCCGTGAAAATTCCGTCCGCGTCGGCGTTTTTGCCTAGATTTAATTCCATAATCGTATCGTTGTCAACGACAACAAGAACACTTATGTCATTTATCAAATGCGTTTCTGCGAATTCGGCCGGATTGAAGAAGGTGCTGTCAAAATCTTCTTCTAGCTGTTCTTTGAAACTTTTCATTCGATCACCTATTCTTCTGAATCTGCGCCAGCTTCGACTTCTTCCTGGTGGTTAATAACCATTTCTTGAAGGTCTGTAAGTGCTTTTTCCTCGAAATCTTCGCCAAGGTCGAAACCAATAGAAGCGGCGTATGTGTAAACGTCCTTTTTCTTGCGGATTTTTCTAATTTCTTCCGCTGTTTTGTAATCGCCCGGATCCATTTCGTCGAAACCGTCGTCGAATCCATCGTCTTCGGAATCGTCTTCTGGATCTTCAAGGACTGAACCGGGAACTTCCACAACTTCAACGAATTTCTTCATTTTCAGGAATGAAAGATCTGATTTTGAAATATCAGAAGGAAGAATTGAACCAGGTTTAAAAACCTTTCCGTTCGTTCTTACCTCGACTTTTGTTCTATAAGCCATAATTTACCCCCTTCTATGCTTGTGTGCCGTTTACATATAAAACGGCCCATGATTCAACGTCAAAAGGTCTAGGAAGCGGTCTGGAAGTAAGTCTTAACATCTTTGTTTCGTTCTTTTCGTCGGCGTACTGTTTAGGAACAAGTTTTCCTTCGTAAGTAACGAATTTCTTATCTTCCATTTGTGTAACGGATCCGTATTCAATCTGACCTTCTCCTTTAGAATGTCCAAGAAGGACGGTTCCGGAAGGGATCATTGCTTCGTCTTCTCCGTCGTCATTCAAGAACCATTCGTCGTATGTGTAAATATCAAGGTCAAGTTCTGCGATTCTTCCGTAGAATGTAAGCGCTGGATCCACGACGCGAGGTTCGATCACAACATTTTTCATGTTTAACATGTTCATCGCTTTTTCGATGAAAGGATTTGTGATAAAGTCTTCGATTGCGTCAGAAGAAAAGATTGCAATGTCAGGCGCGGAACCTGTGTTTTTGATAATCTTCTTTCTAACCTGGCGAAGAACGATCAAAGGATTTACGGTTGCAAGCGACCATAATTCATCAGATCCAAGGACTGTAATATTATCGAATCCGAAGTCGATCTGAACGTCAACGCCTTCTTCTTCGTCCTGAACGTCAATCTTGCCTTCAAAAAGAATCTGTCTACACATCCATTCTTTTCTTCTGTCGATTGCTTCTTCAAGATCTGTTTCGTCCTTTGCCAGAAGTTCGTCTTCGCGTTCCTCTGGTGTTCTCTGACTATAAATATTTTCACCGATCGCGCGCTGTGAAATATCGTCGATTGTAAGTGGTCTTTCAGGTGCGATTTTTGGTGTTGTGAACTGGTTTGTCTTGAATCCCTGGCGTGTGATAACTTTTCCGCCTTTACGTGGGCTAACAAGTGGCGCCATCACTCTTTTTCCTTTTCGAACGTCAAATTCGACTTTCTCTGAAACGTGTGTTTCTTCTCCTGGGAAGAAAGTTCTCTGTAAGAACGATCTGACGGGTGGCGTCTGGTCGATCGCTTCCATCATTTCGCGAGTTGTATAATCAGGCATGTTCTTTTACCCCCATTCTTAATATTTCTGTACGTTGCGAAGATACATTCCGATTCCCTTCATGTCGTCTTCGTAAGTGTCGATAGTTGCGTCTGTTTTGACTGCTACCGCGTCGCGATTAAATACGCCGGTAATGTAGCAAGTCATAGGAATGTTTTCGGCGGAATCATCGGATCCGGTGTCGATATTGTCTGTTAAGATTCCGAAAACAGTCATGTCCGTGTTTGTAGTTCCGGCGATTCTTCCAGCCTTGTCTGTTCCTTTAACGATCAAAGTTCCTCTTTTCAATACGCCCTGGCCGGCTTTGATTCCGATTCCTTCTTTCAGGATAGGAAATTCGTTGCTTGCAATCAGGGAATCAGGCGTAAATTCGCCGGTATTCTGAAACATATTCATTATTTAGTCCCCCTTCTCTTATCGCCTTTTAATGCGTTCGCGAATCCGTGAACTTTGGCTTCTTTTTCTTCTTTTTTCTGACCGGTTGTATCGTTTCCAACGTTTGGAACGGATCCAACTTCGCCAGCGCCGGAATTTTTAAGATCATCAACAACGTTTGTCATTGTCTGCTGACCGGCGGCGTTGTTTGCTACCATCTGCGCATAAGCCAAATCCTGGGCTGACATAGGTTCATCGTACTTCGCTTTGTTCAGTACGTCGTCAGGAATGCCTTTTGCTACTGCGTCAATCGCTTTTAAACGCTCTCTTTCAGCTTTAACAGCTTCTTCCGCAATCGCATTGCAGAATTCAGGATAAGCGTTTCTTAACTGTACAACGTCAACGATTGCTGGTGTTGCTGGTGCCGTTGGTGTTGCTGGTGTTGCTGTCTGGTTGTTAAAATCACCCATGTTTTCATTTCCTTTCTGGTTTGATGTATTAAAAAAAGCCCCTTCTTCTTTCTGCGGCGTTCGAGAAAGATTCAGAACCTTTTTTCGAATGTTATCGGGAACGACGGCTTCAATGTAATTCGTGAAGTTGTAATTTTTGCCGTTCACCATGAAGTTTTTATGATCGCCCAGGGCGTTATTCTGGAACGATTCGCCGGCTATTAGTTCGTTGCAGAACCCGGCGTCGATAGCTTCCTGACCTACATACCAAGATTCGTCGTCCATTAGCTGGGTGACTTCTTCTTCGGTTTTGTTCAGAATTTGCATATATGCGTTAATAATGCTTTGTTTTACCTTATCAGTTACTTCCGCCAGTTTCGAAAGTTCTTTCGATTCGTAGGCGCCGTATAGTGTAACTTTTGGATTGTGGGCCATTAAAAGGCCATTGTTCGCAATTCGTCGAACGTCGCAAGCTGTCAACACGATTGTCGCGGCACTTGCACAAAGTCCGATAATTGTTCCGGTGATCTTCGCGCTATTTGTTTCAAGTGCTGTTTTAATTGCATTTGCCGCGAATACATCGCCGCCGCCGGACTGAATAAGGACGTTGATTGTGTCCTTCTTTCCCAGGGCGTTCAATTCGTTAATAAAATTTCGGTATGTGACGCAATCTTCCGACCACCAGTCTTCTTCGCTGGAAATCGTACCGAAAAGTTGTAGATCGGCCGTCTGGCCGTTGTCAATGAAGTTCCAGAATCTATTCGTCGCCGTCGCCGTTGTCGGTGCCGTCTGATTTACGATTCTGTTTCTTTTCGTTGTCTTCATCGTCGTTCTCCTTTTCTGTTTTTTCTTCCGCCGGTGAATTCATGGTCGTAGAAAGTCCGGCTTTTTCCATCAGATCTTTTTCACGGGCAAGCTGTGAAACGTTACTTTCAAAATCTCCGCCCGTCATTTCGATCGTTTCCTTCTGTCTGGTTGAAATTCCTATGTTGATACGTTTTTCAGCGGCGGAAACCTCTTTCACCGGATCAAGCATTCCCTGGGCTGGCCCGTTCCACTGGGCGCCACAATATGCTTTCTTTATCATCGGATCCAGGAAAAAACCTGGCGCTTTGATTCTTCCGGACGCGATCGCTTCCGTAAGGAATATTTCATAAACCGGCTGACATAAATCAGCGGCTAACCAGCTACGTTTCATTTTAAAAGCCTTCCAGGCTTCCAGAAGCGCCGCACGTGAAGCCGAATAACTAGAACTGAAATGTTTTGTCAGTAATTCGACCGGGATTTCAAGGGCGGCGCCGATGTACTTCGCAAGCGCGGTTGTGAATGCGTCGAAGTTTGTTGAAGGGCGCTTCGCGTCCGCGATTTCGATTTTTTCGCCAGGTTGAAGCATGTTTACCATGCCAGGGCCTAGTTCGTAAGAAGAATCATCGTTCGTCATTCTGTCTTCGTCGTCTACCACGCCAGTAAATCCGGTTTCTGTTGTTCCGTTTTCCGATGTAATAAAAACTGTGAAGAATCCGTTGATAACAGCGGCCATCATTTCAGCTTCGCTATACCTTGTTAATTGTTTCAGTGCTTCGATAACCGGCGCCAAATACGGAACGCCGCGGTATTGTTCCGGACGTTCTGTTTCGTAGATCATTAAAACGTTCGGTGTCCCGGTCTTTTCTCCGAACGCCTTGACACGTGACCACTTCTTCGCCGCCCGAAGGTTGCTGTTCGGATATGTGGAACAAACATGATAAGCGACAACCCTTCCGTTGTCGTCTACCTCTACGCCGTTAAAAATGCGATTCTTTGTGTTCTGATCTGTCGCGAACAGATTCACATTGTTTCCGGTCGAATGCGGTGTAGAAATACGATCTGATTCGATCAGGTGGACGCGTAACCCGTAAGGGAAAAAGCTGTGTTGTCTGTCGTATTCCATAAGGACGCAAGCGTCGCCATTCATAAGCCAGGACATACACGCGGTTTGTTGTATCTCGTAAAAATTGTTTGTTCTGGTTGAATCACAAAACTTTGAATCCGCCCACAACTCAAATTCACGTTCCGCCGTTCTTTGCCATTGTGCGGCTTCTTCCGCCGACATTCCAAGGAATTCAGAATCAATCGTACTTTTCAGCCGCAATCCCTGGCCGACAATGTTTGTTCGGTTTGTCTTAATTGCCGAAGCCGCGATCGGTGCCGACATGTAAAGGCTTCTTGATCTCTGTCGCAACGTCGGAAGGTTCTTGTCAATATCTTCCTGGGGCGAAAGGCTTCGCGCCGCCCACCCACGCATTGAATTTTTTGATCTGGAAGCGCCTGATTCATCGTAGCCGGAATTTTGAAACGAGCGGATCATTTCAAGTTTCATTCTGCTTTGCTGGCGTCGTAATGCCGACGTAGGACTGACGGTTTCGACCATTTTGTCAATAATATTCACTTTTAATCTTCACCGCCTTTCTAAATGTCGCGTGGAACTAGGCGAAAAGCCTTATTTTTTCCGCCGCCTTCCATCAATGTAATTTGTTTTTCAAGGTCTTTTATTGCGGCCCTGATAGAACCAAGATCAGCCCTTTTCAGGCTCTTAGTTCCGATTGTGTATTCCTGGTTAAGAAGAACCGCTTCTTCCGCCTTATAATACATTTCCAGACGGCTTTTATATCTTTCCAGCCGTTCCTTCTGTAATTGATTCATAATATCACCGCCTTACAACTGAACGCCGCGGCTTACGGTGCCAGTTCTTCGTTTTGGTTTGTTTTTTGCCGGATTCTTTTTCATGTAGTTAATGCCGGCTTTTATTTTTGTTTCCAGGACGTCCCAGTCTGGGCGAAGTATTTCCGCGGCGGCCGTTGAATAATTTCGAAGATCCAGCGGTTCGTTTCTGGTTCCTGATTTCTTCACCCATTTAATAACCGGGCGGCCGTCTTTCAAATGAACGACGCGCTGTTCGCTGTTTAGTCCTTTTATGTAGGTTTCGTTATATCCGCGATCCGCATTGATTGGAAAATGACAATAGCCCGGCCCTTCATCGACTGTTTTTAATCGCGTCATAAGGATTTCTTTTCCACTGTCAACGCCAAGCATAAAGACTTTGACTTTGTACTGGTTATTTGTTGACAATTTATGAATTAAAGGAATACCAGGGCCGCCCATTCCTTTGATTCCGTAAATCCTTTTATTCTTTTTTTCCATGCGTTTCAGGAATTTATAACATTGTGTTGTGAAATGTCCGCCGGTATCTATGCAAGTGCAAGCGATCAGAAGCGACGATCCGGAAAGAAAGAAAAATTCTTTTGCAAGATATTCTTCCAGTTTGTCCCAGGTTTCGTCTTTTTCAAGATCTCCGAAAATCTTTTCGTACTTAATACCCCAAGATTCGTAACCGTGGCCCCAGCCGGTGACTTCCACTTCGAAACGGTCGTCCTGAACGTCAACGCCAGCGGTAAGAAGAAGCGTTCCTTCTGGAAGTTCCGCTTCGTATCGTTCGCGCCTTGATAACAAAGTATCATCGTCGGCACTGGCGCCGCGTTCTTCCCAGGTTTCCCCAAGCGAAGTATTTATCCAGGTTTTCATTTTGTTTATGTCGCCGTTCACTTTAAGATCGTGTTGTGCGTCTTTGAATTCCCTGATTATTTCGTCCCAGTGTTTCCAGGGCGAAGCTAATTCGTTTAGGTGGAAGGATCTTTTTCTTTTATTTTCCGGATATTTCGCGGCGTATTTTCCTTTTCCTTGTTTCCAGTCTGTTTCGGAAATATGTTCGCCGCAAAATTTACATTCCATTGTTACATCGGAAAAGTGGATCCGCCCCCATTCGAACGGCTGATATTTGCCGCAACAAGGACACGGAACATTCCATTCTTCCATTGAACCGGTTTCGAATTCACGTTCAATCTGACTTTCGCCTTTGATTGTAGGTGTTGAAACCTTAATTTTTTTTCGATTCCAGAAGGAAGTTGTTCTTTTCTCCGCTAATTTGATCGGGTTTCCTTCTGTTCCAGCGCTGGCCGGGTATCTGTCCGTTTCGTCCATAAGTACGATTCGAATAGGACGCGACGCCAGGGACGCCGGGGAATTTGCGCCGGCTAGTGTAATATGTCCACCAGGAAATTGTTTGTGAAGAATTGTGTTTCCTGAATCCCTGGATCTGGAATCTTTGACTTTTCCGTTAAGCGCTGGCGTGTCCCTAATCATCGGCGCAAGTCTATCTTTCGAAAATGTCTGCGCCATTTCGATAGTAGGGTTTACAACCAGGATCGGCGCCGGATCATAGTCGATATAATATCCGATTATGTTCAAAATCAATTCTGTTTTTCCGACCTGTGCCGAAGACATGATAACAACTTCTTCGCATTCCGGATCGTTTACCGCGTCAAGAATTTCTCTTTGATACGGTGCGCGGTCAGTGTTCCATTGTCCAGGTTCGGCGCTACTTTCTGCCGAAAGCCTTCTTTCACTGTCGGCCCACTGGCTAACAGTCAGGATCGGCGGCGGCGAAACGACGTTCGCTATATCCTTAAACAGCTTTATTGTTTTATACTCGATCTGTAAATCCTTCGATCGCTTTTTTACGACGACCGTATCTTCCGCAATCGCGGCCGATTGTTCAACTGAAATCTTTTTATCAATACCCATCGTCTTCACCTTCTACATATTCATCGCTATAAAAGGCCTTCGGATCGTAATCTTTTAATTCGTTCAGCGCGTCGTTTACTTCTTCCGTCAATTTGTCCTTTATATATCCGGCGTCCCGATCTTCCAGGACTGGCGCAACCTTCGAAGGAATGTTCATCATTCTTGTTTTGAAGGCGGATAACATATCAGACATGACGGCTTCAACGTCTTGCGCTTTGTGAAGTTCTCCTTTCATGGTCTGTAATTTCAATTCGGAAATGTGGCGCTTTACTCTTTCGTGAAGCGCTTTTTCTTCGTCAATGTCCAGTTCACCGTCGGGATTTTCTTCGTTGTTGCTGTCAACGGCCAGTTTTAACGAAAGAATGTAATTCTTCAATGATTCAACCAGGTTGTAACGGCCTTTCGCCGCCCTGGAAATAATACCTTCTTCCGCCATCTGGCGAATTCTTCGGTCTGTTACTCCGAATATGTTTCCAAGAACCGCCGCCGATACGGTCAAACTGTCTACGTCTGTAACCTTCGCGGATTCGGTTTCACTCTTTGCCATATTATCACCCCTTTTCTGGCCCCAAATAGGAAACGGCAACTTCTAACTTTTTTTGTCTGGCTCTAGGAAGATTTTGGGCTTCGCTTACCCGCAAAGAAAAAATTTTCGCCAGAAGAACCTAAATTTTCCGGGCGCTTTTTCTCGAACACTCGTTCATTCCGGGCGTCGCCGGCTCTCTCTTACTTACTTGACATATCTTGTAATTGTGTCAAGTCACTTGTGAAGTGTTTTCTTTCATTAAAGCGCGAACTAAAAGTCTATGCTCCATTTGTCACGCGCTCATTGTGTCAAGTCATGGGCGCACGAAGATATGACTACCCTTTATTTGTCTGTCATTAAGCCAATTAAAAAGACTATCATCGGCCTGTCTTCTTGAATGATAGGTTCCTGATAGCCTTGTCTTTATTGTCCTGGTTAATGCCAATGTATCGAAGTGTGACACTTATGTCGGAATGATTGAAGATCTCCTTCAATGTCACTGCGTCGTGTGTCTGCTGGTACATGTGATAACCGAATGTCTTTCGTAGTGTGTGGGTGCCTATGTTATCCATACCGAACACATGAGCCGCGGTGCTTAATATATTATAGGCTTGCTGGCGGCTGATAGCTTTATTCGGATAGTTAGGCGATTTGAATAAGAATTCGAAATCCTTCTTCCCTTTTATGAATTCGGTGATGATAGGTTTTAATTCGCTGTTCAATGGGAATTTCTTTTCCTTCCCGGTTTTTTCTTCTCGGATATAAACAGCGTCTTTTTCCCGGACGTCCCTAACGCGGAATAAAAGAATATCTGATATTCTCAACCCGGTATAAATCCCGAACATGAACATTACATAATCACGTTCGTTATTCGATTTCAGATAATCGGCCACGTCCATAACCAGATTCATGTCACGAATTGGCTCGACTGTATTCATCACCACACCCCCATTCTTCCATAGAAAAAGCGCCACCTTGCGGCGACGCGATTTCAAAGGTTCTTTGATTCACTTATCAACGATACTATAATAACACGGAACGACACGACATTTCCACGACATATTTTACGACATAAAACACGACATTCGAAAATGTCAGTTTTTTCGATGAAATAAAGGTTTTTGTCAAATCTATGTGTTCGAAAAACGTGAAAAAATCTGTTCAAAAAACTTTCATTTTACATAAGGCCTTTGTCCTTCATATCGCTTTCAATTCTTTGAACCTGGCGAACTGATAAAGACATTTTATCGGCCGTTTTTGCTTGCGTCATTTTCAAAATAACGCGGTTTAGATAGATTTGCGCTTCATATCCGGTCAGATTTTCATAAATCTTTTGGATCTGGCGTTTACTTCGACGAAGTTCTTTTCGTTCTTCGGTCAAGGTTCGGATCCGTTCTTCGTCCAGCTTCATCATTTCCAATCCTTCAAGAAATGAAATATGTACGCCAGGCGCGGAATCTCTGGAATAGTCCAGGCCGCCGACTTCGTTCGGGCCATACCAGCCACACATTTTCTTCGCTTTTTGAATTGATCTTCGGTGATTCTTAATTTTTTCGCTACATAGCATAATTTGAAGGTCAATTTCTGTAAAAAGGTTCCTTTCTTCTCTGTCATTAGACGGTTTCGCTATCATTTCCAGCTTCCCCTTGAAATTATATCAATGTGTGATATAATTATTAAAGGTTAAGGGCGGAAAAGCTGTGAAAAGCGTTCCGTCTTTTTATTTTACGTTTTTTGTTATGTAAAGTCAACCTTTATCAATACATTTTAAAGTTTAATTTTTCACATATTCCGTTATCTTGTCACAATTCTTATTGAACTGACATTTATCACAAATTTCGTTCATTTCTTCTTCGTCTGAACATTCACAAGGCCATTTACAAATATTATCGCAAACATAGGATTTTGTAAGTTCCAGAATGTCGCCGATCCTTCTTTTGTCATTCTGTACTTGCGATAATTTTCTGGACTGGAAGAAATACATTCGTTCCAGGTTCATTCGTTGTCTTTCCTTGAATTCTCGTTTTTCTCTGATAACGCGCGCTATTCGAAGAATAATCATTGTCGTAACAAGTGACACGACGAAGCATATAAAGCCTATTTTAATATTTTGCATTTCTATTTTCCTTTCTTCCCGTTTATCACCCTGGCGGCAGATCTAAACATCATAAGCAACATTTCAGAAACCGGACGTTCTCTGTCTTTCCTGGCTGATTTCTTTACTGACTTTAAGTCGTACCATTCGCCGCAATAATGTAGCCCGTCAGGAACCAGGACGCCGACCTTGTAAGAAATTTCGTTCTTTACTTCTTCGAACACTTCTTCTGGCATGATGTAGTAGTTAAAATCTCCGATGAAGTTATGTCCGTTCTTCGAATGGAAATCTTCGACCGACGATTTTACTTCGTAGCAATAGAAATCGCCTTTTTCTATTCCTGAAATTGTATTATTTACCGGCTTAAATTTCATAAAATCAACGCGAACCGAATGTGTGGTCGCGTAGTCGAAAGTGACTTCCGCGGCCATATAGATTCTAGAATCATTATTCGGATTTATGTATTTTTCAGCCGATAGCGATAACATTTTCGTTATTTCTGGCCTTTTACTCATAAAATGGTTCGTCCTTTACCTGAATTTTGCAATCTTCCCATTCGGCGCCGCAATGTCCGCAAACAAGGAACCCTTTTTCTTCATAAGGACTTTGAACAGCGCTTGTTGAATCGCAATATTTACATTCCCAGTGATAACCAGGTTTAATTTTTATTTTATTCATCGCCATATTACACAAGTCCGCCTTCCTTCGTTTCTGTTCCGCCTTCAAGTGCTACTTCGAATAATTTTTCAAATGGTTCACTCCAATATGGATCACCGGTTTCCTGATCTGCTTCTTCTGTCAACTTTTTTGCTATCCATTCGGCGAATTCTTTTTGTTTTCCTCTTTTTACCTTCGATTCATCGTAATTGTTCGGGCTTCCCTGGAATAAAAAAGCAATGTCTTTTATGCTGATTTCCATTTTCAGCTTTTTGTCGTCTACGCTGATTTTCATTACTTGTTCATTGTTCTTATACATGATTTTTACCTTTCTTGTACTCTCGACAAATATGTTCCGTCTGTATCTTTGAATATCTCGACCGGGAAAGCCAGCGCTTCAATCGTTCCCATAAGGACGGCGCCGGCTGGTATTTCGTCAGTCGGATAAGATTTCAGGTATGCCGCTTCAAGTTCTGGATCGTTATTATTTAACGGTTTTAATTCCTGGAACGTCTGATCTTCTGTTCTGCTTGAATTCTTTCGCATCTTTCCGCCCCCTTCTCAAAACAATATTTTCTGAATTCGTTATCTGTGAACTGAATTCTTTCAGGAAGAACACATCTGACGGTTCCATCTTCGAATTCAACTATTGCCATTGTAAATTTTAATTCGCCGCCGCTATGTCCGCCAACCATAGGACTAGGCGAAATAATTTCGCTTTTATCTATCCACTTATGGAACAACGCCATTCTCTTATTTTTCCCAGGCAATTCAACAATGCAAGTTCTTAAATTTTCTTTGATCTGTAAGGGCATAAATGAAATCATTTCTTTTTCTTCTGGCTCTATAAAACCGCCTTTACTGTATTTTTTCACGTTTCCACCTTTCTAACGTAACCGAATGCCCCGTGTGACAAAAAGAACGCTTCGGTCGCTACTTCGTCAATATTTCCTTCTTCCTGGTGCTTCTGGAAGCATTCTTCCGCTTTTCGGATTGCCGCTTCCTTTCCCCGGGCTTTCACGTTCCACCCAGCGCCGCATATTTTACAATATACGATTTCATTCACCTTGATCGGGTGGCTTGTGAAATGTTTATACACTTTTTGGCGGTCTGTGTGATTATATCCGCAAACCGGACATTCGTAATAAGTGACTTGAATTGTCTTTTTCAATTATCTTCGCCCCTTTTTCTTTTCGCGGCTGTTCGATTTACTTTCGCGATCAGGATCCCCGTTCTTGTGAAGTCCGGATCATCGTATCGAAGGCCGTTTCGATTCATTTCCAGCATTTCGTCATTTGTGACGACTTCCAGATTTCCAATCGTGACATTTTCCTTGTTTCCGTCCAGGAAGATCAACTTCGTTCCTTCCGGAACTTTTCCGTTATGTTGTTCCCAAACGACATGTTGTTTCAGTCGCCAGACATTCGGTTCTTCAACCTTAATTTCGACATATCCGTCAACCGATACTCTTTCGGATCCGACCGGTCTATGATTTTTACATTTCTGGCCTTTCTTGAATCTGTATTTGAAACCGCCAGGCGGAAGATTGTCGCTTGTGAATCCATTTATCGGAATGTGACCTTTTTTAAATCTTCCATCAAGTCCGCTATTCAGCGAATGATTCGCGTAAAATTCTTTTACCTGGTCTTTCGTGTATGATCTGTCGAATATTTTATTTAATCTTTCCGACATTTCTTTCGGGCCTACGCCTTTGTAATTTTTATGAATATATAAAAATACTTCTTTCGGGAAAACGTCTGAATACGGATTTTTTCTTCCGGTTCCAAGTCCGTTTTTTATTTTATTATTCTTTGCAAACGAATACATTTGTTGTTCCGAATAATCTGTTTTGAACTTTTTGTTCACAAGATCGGCCACTTCATCGAACCGCCTTCCAGGAATAACAGACTTTATGTATTCTTTTACTTCTTTCGGGTATCGGATCGCCATTATTTTTTCATCTCCAACATTTCAGGAACCTTCACTTCTTTTCCCTTGTTATATCCGTATTCGTCCATGTGCTTCATGGTATCTAGTGCCAGCTTCCCGTTTTCAACAATAACTTTTGCAACGCTTGTTATTGCTTTGCTTCTTTGAACCTCTTTTTTTACTGCTTCTTCGTCCAGATCTTCGTCTGAAAGTCTTTCAAGTTCTGCGAATAAATGATTATTCAGGTCTGTAAGTGTGTTCTTCATTGCTTATTTCCTTTCTGGTTTATTTAAGGTCAACGCCTAATTCAACTATTCTTTTATTGTTTTTTATATCCATTGTTTCGATTTGCTTTTTATATACCTGGCCGTAAACCTGGTAATCTCTTTTTAAGGTCAGGAAGTATCTTTTGTGTGGATCCCTTAAATGAATTTTTATCAATCCATCAAGAAGGTGATCCGTTACGTCGTGATCTATGACACTGATTTCGATTCGTGCCTGGGCGCGGTTGAATTCGCGGCAAATCACAACGTATTCTGGACGTTTATTCTTTTTCTTTCCTTTCGCCATCACGGCCACCTTTCCGGACTATTCCTGAATGTTTGACTTGTCGAAGGTCGTGATCTGCATCTGACCGTTTGTCTTCTTCACTTCTGTTCCGACTGTGATTTCCAGTTCCAGCGGTTCGTTTGATCTTACATCAAACAAAACGATATTCTGTCCATGTTCCACGGCGTAGGTTATGCCGGTCTTGTTTGTGGCGTCTGTCATAAGACGCATGAATTCTTTTACTCTTTCTTCCTGGTTCATTGTTCGGTGTTCTCCTTCTCTAATTTTCCGTTGACGTAGTTGTATGTATCATAACAATTCACTTTGTAGAAGCCAGCTTCGAAGCCGTGTCTTGTGATCCATTTCTGGAACACGGCGTCAAGTTCTCCTTCCAGTTCTTCGCGCTGTTCTTTCGTCACGTCTGACAAATAGTCTTCGTCCCATTCTCCGAAGCCTTCGTCGTCCGCCTGGCAGATTGCCGCTTCGATCACGTCCCAGCCAGAAGAAGAAAGGTTCGGCTTGAACATTTCACATTCACCGATGTAAACCTTTTTCGGAACATTGTCATAATCATACTTTTCGAAACTCTGAATTTCTTCCAGTGCTTCCTTCAGCGCTTCTTCGGTGTTGTTGTAAGTCGAACCGTAAGATTCGTTGTCGAAGCTATATGACACATAGTTTCCGGTGAAATCTGAAATATAACACCAGCTTTGCGGCGGCCGATTCATTCCGACCGTTTTCACATCAAACACACGATCGTAAGCGACGGTGGATCCCTTTTTGATTATCCAGGCGAACAAACATTGATCTTTTCGCGTGGTGTTCAAATTTGCGTATCTGCTTAATTCTTCCACCGTCAGGCAACTTCGGCTTTCGAAATACTGGTATAAATTCGATTTTGTGATACATTCACAAACGAAATGTCCGACGATTCCTTTTCCGGATTGATAACAAACAACCTTGAAAGGAAATTCAATGTCCTTCGGTGCGCTCTTTCGGATCTCGATTTCCTTTTCGCCCGAAAGAATCTTTTCCCACCATTGTTTTTTAATGCTGATTAAAACTGTTTTCAATTCGCTTCACCTTCCTTTTTCGTGCTTCTCATGCCGATACTGGCTTTATATCCGGTTGACTTCGCAATCGCGCAAGCGTTAGCGAAAACTTTGTTGAACGCTTTTTCCGGGCCATCGTAAAGGATCATAAGGACGCCGTTTTCTTCGATTGCCTTGTAACCATATTCTTTTAAATTCTCGATTGCTTTTTCTCTCATGCTTACCGCCTTACTTGTATGTGATACCGGTCTTTTTATTCTTGAAGGCGACGCGGCCTTCTATTTCGTAACCCCATAGATCCGCGATCTTGCGAAGCATTTCCAGCATTTCAGTAACTTCGTAAGGATGGTGATCTGCTTTTCGAATCGCCTTTTCCGCTGTTACATCGCGAACGCCGGATCCATTTACTTTTAAATCATTGCTATTGTGCATTTGAACCCCCTTAATTGAACGGCATTTCCTGATCTATTCCTTCCGGAATTTCCATGAAACTATTGTCTGGCGCGGCTGGTGGTGGCGTCTGTTCTGTTTCTTTCCTTGCGTCTTCTTCCGCTTTTGTTTCTGCGAAAACAAGTTCTTCGACAAGTACGGTCTTCGTGTAAACTTTCGCGCCGTCTTTGTTTTTGTAGAATCCAGATTGTAACGGCCCGGTGACTTCAATCTTCTTTCCCTTGCGAAGATAATTCTTCGCAAATTCGGCGTTATGCCCGATACATTTACAGTCAACGAAATCGACCATCTGTTTTCCTTCTTCATACTTTGTATTTCTCTTTGTCATTATGGTAAAGGCCACGAACGAAGCCTTGTCGCCGTCATATCTGATAACCGGTTCTTCCGAAACGGTACCGCTTCCGATCCATTTATTCATGTTTTCTTTTTCCTTTCTTTCGTCGCATTGGATAGCCGTGTAATTTCCGCCAGTTATTCGAACGTTCTTCGGTGTTTGTATATTTTTCTTTCATTGCGTTTGATAATTTAATCAGGGCGTCGGCGGCTTCTTCCACTGTGTAGCCACAATGTGCCATTGCGTAGGTGAATTCGAACGAATCCGGCTTGTAATCAAGTAATTTATACAAGTAGTTGTCGAAGCTGATCGGAAGTTCCTTCACGCGGTCAGCGATCTTTTCCGTCAGTTCTTCTGGAAGATAAAAGATAATCGTTCCGAACTTGTCTGAAAGTACAATCACATAGACTTGTCTATTTTCCAGGCCTATTTCATGTACGAACACGACGCCAGCTTCGCCGACTGTTGGTTCCTGATCTCCGAATCCGAATTTGATTTTCTGAATGTCTTCGAAGATCTCTTTGTCCGGATCACTGGTTTCTTTCTCCGGCTTTGAAGACGAAAATCTTTTTTCCCTTACTGTACTTTGCAAGTTTTTTTCTTTTTCTTTCTGCGGCTTCGTAAGAATCGCGGATAATCGCTCTTTCGTCACCTTCCACAATGACGAAATACTTTTCTTTGCACTTTTCAAAATTCAATTCAACCACCTTCCATTTTTTCTATGCTGATCTGCCCTGGAATCTGAACTTCAGAATTATAGAATACCGGTTCCCCGTTTGTGTTCTGTCCGATGAACATATTCGCTTCGGTGCTTCTGACCGGCGCTTTGTTTATTTTTGTTTCGATGAATATTTTTATATTCTTTCTGTCCTTGTTTGGCCTAAATGTTATTTTTATCGTCAGGCACCTTCTAGCCTTCGAAGGCGTTCGATCGTCCGCGATATTGTTCAGGATCTCTTTGATTCCTTCGCGGATCTGTTTTATTAGATTCCCATTCGCGAATTTATCAATATCCATTTTCCAGCCTTTCCTTGTCGCCGGCATTCTGGAAAGTTTTTCCGTCTATGTAACCAGAACGGCGAAGAACGTCGTGTTCGCGCTTTCTTTCGTATTCGCGTTCTTTCGCTTCTTCCAGTCCAGGAATTTGTTCGACAAACGCGTTTACTTCTGGCGGTGTTACCAGGGCCAGGGCAAATTGTTGGCTTTGTGCCTTCTGTTCTTCGAAGTTCAAGTGAAGTCCAGCACAAAAACCTTCCGTGTAGTTCATTTTTTCATTTCTTCCGAATTCCCGTCCGGCGTCTGCATAGATCGCGCGCAACGTTCCGAATCTCTTTCTTACAACCTTCACGGCGTAATTGAAAATATTGATACAGATTTCGGCGTCTTCTTCAAAACCGAAGAATCTTAACTTGAACACTCCACCGGCGCCTTTATATCTGCCTATTGATATAATCAGCCTACAACGGAAATTGTGAGCGATAACACCGGCGACGTCCTTCACCCAGTCGTCACGGAACTGCGGCGATGAAAACGAAACAACCGGTCTTTCTTCTTTTCCGTCTGAAAGCCTTTCGCGGTCAATTTCATATTTCGCCATTAACTCTTGCGCTTTCATCATTGCGGCCTTCGCTTCATTCTCATTGTCCGAAGCTGATAGTTTAATCAACTTTTCGATCTTGTCTATGATCTTTTCGTCTGGCTCATTCACTTTCTTTTTCCCCCTTCTTCATTTCCTGGTATGAAACATAAACCGATTTGTCGTCTATGTAATAATCAGCCGTTATTTTCCGGCTGTTGGTGCCGTAAAGGTCTTTAATCTCCTGAATGTTATCGTTTACCGCGTCGAATTCAAGTCCATTGTTCCGACACATTTCAACGGCCTTTTCCAGTGCTTCGTCAACGCGGCATGTCCACAAAATGATTTTATGTCCGCCTTTTTTCAAACACATAAGCCAGTTAATCAAGGTTTCGTTTGGTTCTCCTACTTCCGGCCATTTTCCGCCGGCGGCAAGGCAACCGTCAAAGTCTACTGCAATTATCATTTACCCAGCAAGCGATCAAGTAGTTCGCTGTTTTCCTTTCTAGCTATCGCCGTTCTTATGGATTCGTTCGGGAACTGTACCGGAAGCGCCATTTTGACAATTCGGTTAATGATACGATCATCGAACTTTAATTCCTCTATCTTGCAATTACTTGTAAAAATCGTGATTTTCTTTTCGATCATGCGGCCGTTTAGAATATTATAAAAACGTTCGTTGATCCAATCCTTCACGCCTTCGACACCTATGTCGTCAATCACCAGGACGGGGACGGAAACAATATCGTGAATTAACTTCTGTTCTGTTTCTTCGTTCTTGCTTGCGCCGCCCCAGGTGGCTTTTATCTGATCCAGAATTTGAATCGTTGTCGCGAACTTTGCGGAAATCATTTTTTCCTGGATAATATCATTCGCGATTGAAACGGCCAGTCTTGTTTTTCCGGATCCCTTCACGCTTGAATAAAAATATAAGCCTTTGCCTGATTCCTGAATTTCTGAAAACTGTTCGACATACTTCTTCGCGATCGTCTTCGCCATCAATGCAAGTTCGCGGCCGCCCTGGGACGAATAACAATCCGTTTGAAAATTATCGACCGTGTGTCCTTCGAATTCCTTCGGGATCGAAGCGAACTTTAACTTCCCGGCTATCCTCTGGCGTTGCATATAACCACAACTACATTCACGCATTGCCACATAATTTCCGTTTTTCACTTCTTCCCAGCCGGTGTCGTGGCAGATCGGGCAATTATAAGCCGGCGTTTCCGCTATTTCTGCGGAATCTTTCAAGTGCTTCGCTCGTAGCGCTATCAGATCCGGGAACATTTTGTTCATTGTTTCCTGAATTGATTCTTCCATCATTGCCGCCCCTTTCGTTTGTGTAGTTGCCTTCTAGGATCTTCAACACGTTTGTTTTGTTTAACAGCCAGTCAAAGGAACAACCCGTCCATTTTCCATTTCTACCGGAAAGAAAGTCGCTTTCATTTGCCATCTTGAAAACAATGTGTAATCGTTCATAAGGCGTTTTGTCGCTAAACAGTTTTAATTTATCAAGTTCATTCAGCAAGGATTTGATTTTCTTTTTCCTGGCTTCTGGAACAGCCCTTATCGAAGGAAGGCTTCGGCAAGTAGAATTATAATCATTCATAATTTCTTCATAGTCGATTCGCTGTTTCGGTGTTTCCGGTAACGGATCACCGACAATATCTTCGTAAGAAGATATATTATTTATATCTTTATTCTTTCTCTTATTCTTATTCTCTCTCTGTTGCGTGACTTCACATGACATTTCTTGTGACGTCACGTGACACGTCACGTTTTCCGCGTGACTTTCTTCATTGTCAAAACACGGAAGTTCGGGAACTTCTTCTTCGCTAGATTCCAGTAATAACGCGCGTTTGCGCTCTCTTTCTCTCTGCTTGCGAAGTCGATTCTGTTCGCGAATTTTGTCCATTCCTTCGACGTTCTGGTGTTTGTCAAAGTTTGTTATGTAGATTCCTTTTTGCGTATTTTCGACCATGTGAAACTTCGAAAACGTCGAAAGTGCCAGGCGAACAACGGTCAACGACTTGTTAAAAATGACAGACAACATTTCGTCACTGTAAGGAAATTCGTCTTCCACCAAGACAAGGCCGTTCGCGTTGCATTTGCCAGCTAAAGCAATAAGGCGGATCCAGATAACAAGTATAGAATCACCTTCCGGCATTGACTGAATGATCTTAATTTTTTCATCGTCGAACATGTCAATTCGAAGTTTGATCCAGTTTATTTCCGCCATAGTTACACCCCTTTACAAGTATTTACTCATTATGTCGCGTTTTGATTGCGGCTTTTTAGGTTCTGCTTTTCTCTGTACTGGTTCCAGATCGTCCAGGAAGTTCACGCCTTTTTTCATGCCAGTTTCACGCGTTGCCGCAAGGTTCTTTTTAATCGTTTCTTCGTTGTCAGAAACTTTGTTATACACAACATCAAGTCGTGATTGTGGAAAAGTAAGTCCTGAAATACAACAAATTGTTTCTTCATCGTTGAACGTCTGGAAGTTGTCGATCGGTGTTCCGACCGCTTTTTCAAGATCTGACATTCTGACGCCGCCAGACATTGACGCCGTGATGTATTTAACGGCTCTATCAGCTTCAATCGGTGCGAAGTGGTTGTCTTTTATTGCTTTGATGATTTCGGCGCTCTCTGTGGCCTTCTGGCGAACCACAAGGGCCATTCCGTGGGCTTTTAGTGTTTCTTCGATTTCTGCCTTGTCGATGTTTCCTTTTACGCTCTTGTGCTTCTCTGGAATGTCAAGGAAGGAACAGAACGATTCGGCAAACTCTTTATTCAGTTCCAGCTTGTCGCCGGATTTGTTATCCAGAATAAAACAAGCGGCTGTTCCGCTGATTTCGGTCAGTTCAGAAAAACATTCGTAAGAATTGATATGTGATTTTACGCTTTCTTCGGTGTCAGGAATGATTGTGATTGTTCCGATCATGCGGCCTTCGTCAATCAAAAGATCTGTAAGCATAGGGCCGGCGCCTGATCCGGTACCGCCGCCGCTGGCGAAGATAGTAAAAATCAGATCAGCCTTGATCTTTGTTTCGATTTCTTCGGCGATATTGTCGAAGTCGTCCATGATTAACTGTTTCGCTTTTCGGCGGTCTTTATTGCAACCTTCGCCGTTTGGAATGTGATATTTGAATTTTGCTTTTTCCAGGGTGTCAAGATCTTCCTGGGAAGTGTTCACGTAAAGAACATTAAAACCTTTCTGTTCGAATAATTGTCCGATGTTTCCGCCAGCTTGTCCGACGGCCACGAATGCAATTTTGCTTTTCATTGTCTGATTTCTCCTTTTCTTCTAACGCCTTCCGGCGGTCTAGTTCTTTTCAGTTTCCAGGAATTCACAACCTGAATCCGTGATATAAAACGTGTCAGCGCGTCCTTCTTTCAGTCCGCGGCCAATATATCCAGACTGTTCAAATTCCTTAATTTTCTTGAATATTGTGTTCTCTTTATATTCAAGATCTTCCGTCTGCGTAATCTCACGAACAGACATTGAAGACAGTTTATTTGTTGCACTGTTCGCCCGAAGGATTGACAGAACAATAAATCCCAGTCTGTTCACCTTATCGCCCCTCTCTAACTCTGATTTATTCTGATTTACTCTGACGAACTCTGATAAACTCTGACGAACTCTGATAAACTCTGATTTACTCTGATTTTTCATAGTAAATTTTTCTAGCTTCTTCCGAAGCAAAGTTCATTTTCGGTTCGACGCGTTCAGCGATAACTTCGTCATAGGGTGTTTCGCCCAGGAATCTTTCACCGTCTGGACAACCGCACGTCGGACAATTTGAAATTGCAATACACGACAAATAGGTGTGACCGCAACCGCCACACGTAACCTTCCAAAATGGATCCGTAACGCGTGTTATACTATCGGCGTAATATTTACTAGAATTCCGATTATTCATTGACATTTCGCGTTTTATCCTTTAATATTATTAAAGGCTTGCGCTTTGCGGTGTAGGCTGTCCGGTGTAACGTCCCAAGGCTCCAATCTTTGGCGTTGCACCGCTTTTTTATGCGGTGTTTCTTACTTTCATAGGCTTTTCTGTCATAATGCCTATTGTCATAGCTTCCAGCGCGTCAGAAAGTGCGCTGTCAAGTTCTGAATTTGTATGTATGCCGAAGCCCGAAAGGATCGCTTTCAGGTTTTCGGCTTTCTCTTTGTTTGATCTCTCTTTATCTGCCATAACTCCACCACCTTAATAGTATTGATTCGGCGCGGTAACATGAAACCATTCAGAACCGCCGTTATATTTCCAATCAACGCGAAGATATTCTTTTTCGGTTGTTGCTACCTGATCGACGTCAGCTTCGCTTTTTCCTTCATCGAAATACTTCTTGAATTTCTTTGTTCTTCCGTTGGCTTTCTGTATGATCCATTCGCGGCCGATCTGATAACGAATGTTTCGCTGTTCTTCTTCGTCCCAGGTTGGCGCCTGACAATAAATATATTCTTTTACAAAATGGACTGATTTCGGCCATAATGTAATTTTTGTATTCATTCCAAGTCCGTTCATGTATGTAATGACGTAGGAAATAAATAATTTCTTCTGTTCTTCCGTCAGATCTTCGAACCCGGTTGTTTCTGTCAGGTCGAAGTTGTGAACGAAAAGAACGTCTTCGGCTGTTCTAAGACAATAATCTGTCAGTCCTCTTTCTTCGTATAACTTGCAAACTTCACGGTATGAAGTGAAATTCGTTGGTTTTCTCATGCTTCCACCTTTCCAGCCATTCTTCGGCCTATTAACCGCGCTATCGCGCGGGCAAACAGAATACAGTTATCGGGTGACGGGGTTCCCCAAACAAGCGGAAAAGAAGCCGAAGTTCGCGCTCACGCCGGAACGCGGATGGCTCAAGTTCAACGCGGAAGGCCCAGCGTACGAAGTGTAGGAGTAACGGCCACCCACGAACTCGACGGCTTCTTCCAGGTTGGCGTCTGCCGCGAACCATTCGTGACTTTCTTCCACTCCGTCGGCGTCTTTTGTAATGACACCCAGGTCGGAAAGAATTTCTGGAATCTCTTTCAAATCAATCAAAACTTCGTCGCGTTCTACGGCGTCCCAGCCGTCTTCGACTTCGCCGGTCGTAATCACGATAGCGCCATCGCGTGGGCCAATCTTTACCGGCTTATCGTCCGAAAGAAGATTGACGAACTGATCGCTTTCTTTTGAAAGATCCGCGTCTGGTGCGGCGGCGTTGTTATCTGGCATGTATTGAAGAACGCCTTTCTTCAATCTCATTCCGGAGACGGTCTTCCAAACATTCCCCACGGTGTCGGCGATTCCGGTTTCTTTGTTTCCGTTGTGGAACCAGGAAGCCGGGCCGGATCCAGTCAATGTCTTTCCCCAATCTGATTCGATTCCTTTTTCATTTCCGTCCTTGTGCCAGCTTCCGACGTCTGTGTTCCCGTGAACGCCTTTCTTCGTCTGATCCTGAATATATTTCCATTCAGCATTAGTCAGAAGGTGCCAGCCTTCACCCTTCGCACGACACGCGGTGATCATTTCGTCCATTGAAATTCCGGTCTTCGGTTCCTGGAATGGTAAGCTATACGCGCGGCCGTCGAATACAGAATTCAAAAACTGGGAAAGATAAATCGAATCATATTCAACCCCATTCACGAAGAAGATTCTTTCCGCTTCTTTTGGTGTTGGTGCCGTGTTCTCTACCTTCACCATGAAGGAAGGCATTCCGTTATTGTCGTACTTTAAAACGACCGATTCTTTTACATGCTTCATTTGCTTATTTCCTTTCTATTTTGACCGCTATTCCGCGGCGTTTTAGCTCATTGACAAGTTCCTTCGTCTTCGTTCCTGAAATCGCTTCACGGCGCTTCTGGTAATCTTCCGGAAGCCTTTCGCGCTTCTTACGTCCCAGGTAATCATCGGGCGTCAGGTCGAACAATTCAAACGAAGCGATATTTGTTCTTTCGTACTTATTTAGGATCACCCACCACATGTTATTGATATTGTGGTAAACCTTACCGCGATAGATCCGTCCGTCCCAGTGTCGAAAATACTTAATATCGCCATTGTGAAGCGTTTTCTTGTCGCGATCGCGGCCGTTATATGATTCTTGTGTCTGACCGTCTGTGTCTGAAAGATTGAAATTCATGTCTTTCTGTTCGTGGTGCCATTCTCTGACGTATGCGGCTTTAATCTTATCTTCCGCCAGCTTGTAATATTTACAAGATTCGTCTTCTAGATCTTCAAGGATATTCAAAAGATACACGATTTTATTCATGTACTTTATATATTGAAGTCGTATAAGAAATGGCATTTTCTGAAATTTACGGAAGTCGTACCGGCCGCCACACGGGTTTTCAAAGTTTATATTCTGGAAGAATTCGATCTTAAAACCGTTTGGAAATTGTTCGGCGTAGAATTCCAAGTCGCCGCGTTTTCCGATGAAATAATTGCTTCGAATGATTCTGTGAACTTTCGAATCCTTGCTGATCTGAAAGCCTTCATCGCGAAGCATGTTAAAAATGTGGTGTTGTGTTCCATAATGGCGGAATTTGTGTCCACGCCACAGGCCACCAGGATTCCGTTCCGTGTTATTCGTGTATTGAATACCAGTGTCGTAAATTCTGTAACAATCCTTATTCAATTTTCTTTACCTCTTTTCGCTTATTTCCAACATCAGGCCGCCGATTGCAGTCGGTTGTTCGGCTTTATGTTGATAAGTCGACCCTTGTTATCGTCTGGCCGCGGTTGTTGGCGTAACGTCTTTTGCGTATGCGGCGCCGGCTTCCATGCCGTTCATATATGCCAGCATAACGATTTCAAATATAGGTCGTTTTCCGCCTGGAACTCCTCTGATAACTTCGCACAAACGCTTTGCGTCTGTAATCTGTTCAGAAGTTAAAGGCTCATTATTTACTTTACCCATGAAATCACTTCCTTTCGTTTGGTGCTGTTATTTGTTGTCTATGCCGTTATTATATATTGCCAATCGCGTGTTGTCAATACCTTTTTGTTGCCTTTGCGATTTTTTGTTGACAACGCCGTTTTTGTGTGGTAATTTATAAACAGAAAGTGAGGTGAAACAAAATGGACATCGGCGACCGCATTAAGAAAATCAGGAAAGAACTTGATTTGACACAAGCTGAATTCGGGGCAAGAATTGGATCTGTCCAAAACACTGTTACCGGTTATGAAAGTGGAAGAAGAAACCCTTCGGCGCCAGTAATAGCGTTGATATGTGAAAAATTTAATGTTTGCGAAGAATGGCTTCGGAATGGAAACGGCGAAATGTTTAAGCCGGCGCCTTCGGACGTATTGGATCAATTAGCATATGAATACAATTTGTCGAACGCTTCTTATGTAGCTATTGAAAAATTTGTGAGTTTGAAGCCAGAAAAAAGAAATGAATTGATTGAATTTTTCCTTGAAGTGTCAAAGGCGATTCTGGAAAGCGAAGCAGATCCAAACGCTCCGGCATTTACGGAAGGCTGTGTTCCTACATTTTCGCAAGATTCTTTAATTCAAGCTTTCCGCGATAGCGTACCGAAAACACCAGAAGAACTAGAAAAGAAGTTTCCGCCGGTGAAGTCAGGACGGGAAGACGCCGGATAAGCACATAACTCCTTTTAGCACCCGGCGACCTCCCGTAAATTTTACATAATAGTTTCATGCCATGTAAATTTTATATAAATGCCGGGTGCAAAAATCACATGAATACATTAAAAATAATTGAAAGGTCGGTCGAATGTTAATTATTCTTATTATAATTTTTGTTCTTCTTTTCGCCATAGCTTTGAAATCAGGCGAAAAGACAGTGAAAAAAGCAATCGAAAGCGATAGGATTTTCTTTCCCTTCGACGATTCTATCCACAAAACAAGGCAACAGCAAGAACGGATAAAGCGTTCCGTTGAGCATGATTTAAAAATCAAAACAACATTGTCAAATGGTTATAGTGGGAAAATTATCGGTACAACAGGAAATACATATCTTGTAACACTTAAAAATTGCTCTTGTCAGGATTTCAAAAGAAGGAATCTTCCTTGCAAACATATGTATTTCTTGGCCGAAAATACGCTCCGGTGTAATGTCTGGCGCGATGAAAAAACCGATGAATATTGTATTGAAAAAATTAGCATTAAAAAGTAGACTGGTGCAAGCGCGATCGGATTAACCGTGATTATTTCAAAATATCTTACGCTTTGGAATATGGGTGAATGCTTGTTTTGTGGAATATGAAAGGCTTCGAAAGAATCAAAAAGAAAGTTTCCGACAGCAAATAGCGGCGGCGATGAAAAACTGATTAGATACTAAAAACACCCGGCCTTTACGGTTTTACCAGATTAGCAGATAAATTTTTGTCTTTCCGTTGAAATCTAAGTTGTAGTACATCAATTTACTTTTTGCATAATAAAGCGCATAAATGCCACTTTCGCCATATTCTATGTATTTTATTTTCATAACACCACACCTTTCCAGTAAAGGACGGGCGCTGTTATATTATACTTTTTGGAAGGAACTTCATAAACTGATAATTTACTAAGATTTTACTACAATTTGAGATAATTATTTTCAATAAACTTAATTAAATAAAAAATAGTCGGTCAATGACTGCAATCATCGATCGACTTTAACACCAGACAACCGAAAACGGCCTTCTGATATTGGAAATAAGCAACTTCTATTATATCATCGAAAGCCGCTAAAATCAATGGGTTTTCTTTTTTATACCCATTTTTCGGTGCCTGGGGAAAGGGCGTCCAATGAAATATAAAAAAGTGCGTTCAGGAATTCGAATCTGGACGAAGAAAAAGGCCGCTTTGTATGTCCGCGTATCGACAAGATACCAGGTTGACAAAGATAGTCTTCCTTTTCAACGAAAGAAACTGAAAGAATATTGTGATTTTCTAGGAATAGACGAATTTGTTATATTCGAAGACGACGGATATTCCGCAAAGAATACGGATCGACCACACTTTCAAGAAATGATGAATCGCGTTCGCGCTGGCGAATTTTCACACCTGATCGTTTACAAAGTGGATCGTGTGTCGCGAAATCTTCTTGACTTTGCGGCAATGTACCAGGAATTAAAAGATCATAAGGTGACTTTTATTTCCATGAACGAACAATTCGATACTTCGTCCGCAATCGGTGAAGCTATGCTTAAAATCATTCTTATTTTCGCCGAACTTGAAAGAAACATGACTTCCGAACGTGTAACTGGGATCATGCTTGATCGCGCCGAAAATGGATTGTGGAACGGTGCAAGAATGCCAGTCGGCTATCGGTGGAATGAAGAAACAAGATTTCCGGAACCGGATCCGGAAGAAGTCAAGATCGTTCAATTCATTTTTGACGAATACGAAAGAACCAGATCGGCGATGAAAGTTACGCGTTACCTAAATAACAATCATGTAAAATCGAAACGCGGCGGTCAGTGGACTTCGAAACTAGTTCACGACATAATCAGAAACCCGTTCTATATTGGAACGTACCGGTATAACATGCGCGAAGCTGGGCGTGGCCCATTGAAACCAGAAAGTGAATGGATCGTCCGGAAGAATAATCACGAAGGAATCATTTTGGGAGAACAATTTGACCGGTGTAATAAAATCATGGACGAAAATGCTTCGACGCGTGACAGTTCGGATCTACGCGCCAGGAAGTACATTCACACATTTTCTGGACACCTGGTTTGTGGCAAGTGCGGCGCAAACATGATCGCGTCAAAGGATCGCGCAAGAGCGAACGGATTCCGGCCTTCTATGTATCGTTGCGCCCAGCGTTCGAAAATGCTTGATTGCGACAATTCCAAGACGATAAACGAAAGTTATATCGGGCCGTTCATTTTTAACTACGTGGCGAACCTGGCGCGGATCCAGAAGAATTCCGGTCAGATTGATTCGATCGAAAAATTACAAAAGGAATTATTGAAGGGTGAAGAATTTGAAAGTGTGTCTTCGATTATGCCTGACGGGTTGAAGGAAACATTCGCCGCCTTGAAATATAGTACCAACGGTTCCTATTTGCCATCCCTGGGCTTTTCTGGTGACGACTCGGACTATTCAACCGCCGAACAACTTTCTTTACTGCGTGGTGAAAAAGACAAGTGTAAAAACGCAATCACAAGACTTACAGATCTTTATTTATACGATCCGGAATCTATGACGAAAGAAGAATTTTCTTCCAGGAAGAAAGATCTGACGAAAAAGGTTCTTGATTTCGAAAAGCAAATTGAAGAACTGGAAGACGGATCCGCGGCCGGTGATGATCTGGCCGACCTGTCATTCATCAAAAAGGCGTCGGCTTTCCTGGTGGCCCAGCGTATCGTTTCAAAGAAACATGTTGATTATATGCAAATGGTTCTTGATCTGGACAATGAAATTCTGAAAGATTTCGTCGATCAGGTTATAGATCAGATCGTCGTTGAAGATGGTCGTGTTCAATCTATAACATTCGTAAACGGTCTGAAACACGAATTTTCCTATTCGCGGCCGGCGGAAATGCCAGTGTGTAAAGTTTGCGGCGGCCGGATCGGTTCGACGATCGGTTGTAGAACAAGAACATTCTCTTTTCAAAATAAACGCTATCAGCGAATTAAAGTCGGGGATCCTGGCGACGATTTCGCCGGAAAGAAGAATCCGGTTTGTCCTGATTGCTTCGCCCAGGAAGGACGCTGGCACCATTGGAACTGTTCGGTCGAACGGTGTCCGATATGTGGCGAATATCTTTCAAAGTGTGAACACGGGCCGAATAAATAAAAATAAGCCGCTTCCCCGGTGTGGGTCGCGGCTTTTTATATGTCGTGTTATTGCGACATGTGATTCTTTTTATGTATTCCTATCGCATATCTATGGCAACGTTCTTTTGCTGTTTTGTCGTCTGGCGGTGTTCCGTAGCGGCATTCGAAACAAGCGGCGCATTTGTACGAGTATTCGTACCAGGTCGAATATTCTTTTCCAGGAATTGCAAATTGACATTTGTTTCCTTCCATCAGTCTTCAACTCCTATAATTTGATATTTTATAAGTGATACGTTACAACATGAATTCATAAGTTTTTTAATAGCATTTTCAGCCCCGGAATAACTAGAATAACGTTTCGCTTGTGAAATATCAGTTCCAACAAGGGCGGCGTATTTTTCGCCGTTCACAACATAGGTTCCGGTTCCGATATACTCTGTTTGATTCGACAAAATACTGTCTTGTGTTCTGATTACAAATTTCAT